TCCTGTTCAACCATCCGCAAACGTAGGTGAAGAGGATGTGCAAACTATTATGGAGCAAACCGAGTGTAACCGAGCTACCGCAATCAACGCACTCGGAAAGGAGGATGGAGATATAATCGCGTGTATCATGAACATTGATAGTCACAAGTGTGATGATGTTCCTGTTCAACCATCTGCAAATAATGGATCTAACGTGCCACGTGAAATCACTATTCAGGGTGTTGATATTGACACCGTCATGAAGGCAACTGGATGCAATGAAACGACTGCTATTCATGCATTAGCTAACGAATTAAATAACGTCCCCAACTCTATTCAAAACATAAAAAAATACGTTTCTGAGGAATCTGTTCAAGAAGGTATATATAGTCAAGAACCTGCAAAAGCAAGCAGTGATGATGTTGAAACCATTATGGAGCAAACCGAGTGTAACCGAGCTACTGCAATAAAGGCACTTCATGCAGAAAACAACGATGTAATCGCATGTATTATGAACATTGATCAGTATCGAGTTGATGACAAGACGGATGCCAAACCTGATGAAGAAGAATCTGTGTCGTTGGAAGTAGAGGAATAGGAATATAAATTAATTTATCGGACTATAGTAATATAGGACGAATGATTAGTGGTCATCTATCTCTAAAAACATTTTTAATAAGTTTCGCGTTTGGACTTCTTCTTGTTTACTTGTGGGGTGCGGACATGCATGAGGTGTTTGTTTACCCTACTCCAGATAATATGATGCGAGTTCAATACAAAGACCGTGCAGATAACTGCTATGTTTACGAAGGTAAAGAAACGACTTGTCCAAGTGATCCTTCAAAAATACAACCCTATCCTATACAGAGATAAATCGGGTATGAATAATTATATGTTAATATATATATTCATATAACCATTCCATTTTATTCACATGGAACTAGGAAAATTTTTTAAATCAGAAACTGGAAAACATATTATGTCTGCAATTCTAGGATTTGGATTGGCTACTATGTTTAGAGTAGTTTGTAAAGAGCGAAACTGTATTATTTTCAAAGCACCTGAACTGGGCGAGATTGACGGAAATACCTTTCAGCAAGGGAATAAGTGTTATACATTTAAGGCAAAAAGCGTAAAATGTAAAAAAGATGTTCGTTCAGTTGAGATGTAGACACATTATTATATTTTTATGAATAATTAGAAATATAATAATGAATAATATTGTGAATACAAAATACAATCTGTGTATAGTATAATATATATTCTATTATATGTCTTCTAGTAAGAAATCGAAATCGAAATCGAAATCGAAATCGAAAAAGGGAAAACGATCTATAAAAAAAAAGACCAACACTAGAACGAAATATAGTAAAAATGGGGGATCGGATGCAAATTATATGTTACACGAGGCGGTTGCTGATGCGAGCGTTGATGAGATTAGGTATTGGATCAGCCGCGGGGCGGATATAAACTCAACTAATCCAATGAATGATTACACGCCACTAATGACTGCAGTAGAGATGCGAACCAATGATATTGCCGAAGTATTATTAACCTATGACGATGTGCCCGCCGACGTAAATGCAAGTGATGATCCAACAGGAACAACCTCTCTTATGATAGCATGCAAAAATGTTGATGTGTATATGATTGAAATGCTTTTATATTTTGGAGCAGACAAATCAATGAAAAATAATTATCAACAAACGGCATTATCATTACTGTTTGCGTTTGAACCACGGGGCGTTATTGCGGACAATATAGGAAAGCGTTTGCGTATACTACGCACACTTGCTAATCCTGAAATGGGGGAAGGTGTATTTGAAGTTGATTCACAAGATGACTCGGAATATACGCCTCTTATGACTATAGTAGGTACTTCACAACAAAGCCCATATATTAACGAAGTAGAGCCCATTGTTGATGCACTTCTTTCATATGGTGCTGATGCAATGAGGGTAAACAGCAACGGGACTACAGCTTACGATATTGCGGTTCGTTATGGACAGAACGCGAGTATACTTGAAAAGTTACGACCAGCAATGTTAGATGTACCCATACCTATGATGAACCCCGAAGATTATCAGGATTGTGATAAAGAAGATGGAATAATAATCGATCATATTTCATACGAACCATTATCTATTGAACGTGCTGTCAAACTTGAAGATAGCACGCATTATTGCTATGACAGAGAAAACTTACGCACGTGGATACAGCGTCATCGAACAAATCCTATTACACGCACGCGAATAACCCCCGAATGGATCCAGACTAACTATCCAAGAGGAATAAATCGTTCTCATGAAATAAATGCAAATACTGCAAACACGACAGGAGGTAAACGAAAAAAAACATTATCGAAAAGAAGAAAAAATAAAAAAAAATCAAGAAAACTATAAGTTAGTATAATTAAGTAGTTATAGTATTTTATTTAGTCGTCTTGCGTAAATCTTGCATACAATCTATCTAATAAGATAGTATGAGTTCTGCAACTAACATTTCTTCTTTACCGACAGATCCTGCAGGGGGTGGAAGTGTAGGTGGCAACATACAGCTAACCGCAACAGAACAGAACCGTGTAGTTTCAAATACCCAGCCATCTCCGCAACAACCTTCACTTGAAAAAGAAAATGGAGGTCTTGAGTTATCACAATCTACAATCGCTGAACTTGTTTCTGGTATACAAAAAATGGCGAAGACCAAAAGCACGGAATTACCAACACGCGACATCCCAATTAATGAAAGTAGAGTTGCTGCTGACGTAGAAGTCACTGCAAATTATATCCCGAAACATGAAAACGCAGATTATATTAAAGACTATCAAACAACAGAAAATATTATCAAGGAAAGAGAGACTACAATTGAAAAACAGCTTGCAATTGAGGATATTTACGAGGAAATACAAACCCCTCTTATAGCCATGATCATTTATTTTTTGTTTCAGCTTCCAGCATTTAAAAAATACGAACGTCGACTTATACCTGGTTTATTCGGCGAAGACTACAATATAAATACATATGGTATCATGTTTAACAGTATTCTTATTGCACTTATTATATTTATTCTTCGTCGTGTTGTAAAATACGCGTAAATCGACTATGAATTACAGAATTAATTATTTTTTGTGCATAATACATAGAATGGACAAAAAATCAAAACAGCAACTAGGAGCAATTAGTGCTGGGGCAATTATTGGAGCAGGAGCAACGTATGTTGCTATGAAATATCAACCATGTGATGGGTGTACATGTGAAAGAAAACTCAGTAGTATGGAATCTATCAAAAAGCAAAAAATGGAATATCTATCACACAGGGAAACGAATAAATGTTTCACATATCCTTGCGATACATGTCCTCATAAAAAGTAAAAACTATGTAACAAAAGTCACGCTATGTGTAATAAACAACAATAATTTACAGATTTCTAGTATAGTTATTGTCACAATAAGTATTTTAACCTACATTTCTATCACTATACAAGGTAGCTACACATTGTATAGTATAAACACTATATTAATATCTTATAAATGATAAAAAATTACATATTAAGATTACTTGAAACAATGCCAAAAGATTTATTTCACAGCGGAAAAACAATGAATATGGATTTAATTGTAGAAGGAGGTGCATTTAATGGTTCATATGTTGTAGGAATACTCTATTTTTTGAAAGAAATGGAAGAAAAAAATATGATAAAACTGCGTAGATTTTCGGCATGCAGTATTAGCACAATATGTTCGCTGTTATATATCATAGGGCGTCTTGACTTGTTTGAGGAAATATATCGTCGAGGACTAGACATATTCAAACGAGACGGAACACTTGAAGTATTAAATGATATATTCCAAATAATTACAGATGTGACCGACGATAACTTATATAAGCTTTTAAATAACCGTCTTTTTATAACATATTATGATGTAAAACGATGTAAGCAACGTGTCCGTTGTGTATATAAATCAAACGAAGACGTATTTGAGTGTATCGCAAGATCAGCCCATATTCCTTTTATTATTGATAAAAACATTGCAAGACATGGAAGATATATTGATGGGCAACAGCCCTATTTTTTTAAGGAGAAGAAAGAGAGAAAAATGTTATGTATTTCGCTTGTTAACTACACAAATATAGGCACACTTGCATCTACGATTAGTGTGAAAAACGAAACAAATAATATACATCGTGTTCTAGGTGGGACACTTGACGTTCATAATTTTTTTATGACAGGAATACCAACCCAGATGTGTTGTTTTAAAGATAATATGCCATTGATAGTGAGAGCTCAAAATAAAGTGAAACAATGGTTAATCGTGATATTTGGCTATTTGATAAGTATGATATTGTACTTAACAAAAAACATGGGAGACGACATATTGGCATCTTTTATAGGAAAAGCAACGCGTCTGATTTTAGAAGATATATACACACTGTTTATTCAGCACTATTGCGTGTAAATCACTTTTTATTTTTCTGATTTTTTTTCGTTTTTGTCTTTTTTGTTTTTGTCTTTTTCGTTTTAAGTTTTTTTGTTTTTGTTTTTTGAGTTTTTTTAGTATTCACTTTATCACAAGGTCTGTATTTTAGAAACCATTCTTCGTATTCTTTTGATCCGCGATCAGACTTGAGTTTTTCGAACATTTTCATTTTTTCAGATCTCATATCTTCTATAGTTTCCTGATATCCATAACAATTAATACTGAACCTCGTTAACACTCCTTTTTGATGCAGTCTGTTTCTCTCTTGAACCTTGTATAAGAAGTTAGCCATACATAACAAACGATTGAGATCATAGTATTTTCTACCTGAAAATAAGAATGCCAAATACATGCTTAGCATTGTATCAATGGTAGCTATCTTCACAGACAAGTTGTTAATTCGCACTTTATTGTAACTATGACACGCCATTGGCTCGTAAATAAACGCTACTGTATCATTATTTCCAACAATGACTTGATAATGTGCAGAAATCACTTCACCAACGCACTCTTTTTTAACTACTTTCGCACCTTTCACGCCTTTGTCTTTCAACCTTTCATAAACAATTCTTGCAGTTGTCTCTGCCGATTCCGAAAACACATCAAAATCGGGTATTTTCTGAAGTTTACGTCTTGTGCTAGCTGGCATGTAATCTAAATAACTAGAAATTGCAAAACCACCAAAGAACACCACATCTTCTTGAATAAGGGTCTTTCTTACCGTATTGTATATTTTTTCAGATTCATCTTCCGTGTATTCGTGTTGTTTTGAAAGTGCACGTTGAAACTCCACTGCCTTGCATTCTGTTATATTTAATGGATGATATTTGTTTAATAAAGTAAGTCGCTTCAATACCTTTTCCCATCGACCAACATCGCCTTCTGGCCGAGACAGTTCTAGATACATCGACATTCGCAAATAATTAGGCGGACAGTAGTATATGCCATCTACCTTCTTCGCATCTTTTTTGAGTTCTTTGTATATATCTTTATGTAGATAGGTAATATCCGCCATACCTATAAAGTTAACGAATACCTTGTATGTTCCGTGATGTTGCCCAGACTTTGCTTCCACTTCGTCAAACCCATTCTTGGAAAAGATATCAGCCAATTCCTTTGAATCTTCAACTGGGTTGGTGCTAAAAAAATCATAGTCTGCTAAATCAGTCTCTTTATTGTAGAACTGTGCCTGTTTTGGAAGAAGTGCGTTAATTGCTGTTCCTCCGTAGCAAATGAGTTCTTTCTTTTGTAAAAACTTTTCGACTATTTGGATCATGCGTTGGACTTCTGGCGAGTTTACTATACGTTTGCCCTTTTGTTCGTCCGCCTTATCTACGGCACTGCGTAATATAGTAAGTTCGCATTCAGAATAAGTCATCTTACTGTCGCATGTAGGATGTTTCGATTTCATATTTTATAATAAATACGTCTGTGTAGTATATATTAGTGAGTGAAAATAATATATAATACAAATATTCGGTCATCTAAATATCGAACTTCATTCCCTGTGCATGTGCACTTCTTGTAGAGAATGACAACTTGGGATCTTGTTTCTTTGGGGCAGCAATGTATTTTTGAACAAACCTTAAGTTCTCGGGCTTCAATACAAACGCAGTATTTGCACGATTAAAGAACTCTCTTATTTCTTGTAGAGATGTATCATTTTTTTGATACTGCATTGCGGCTAGTTGGATCCCCATTTTTCGCGACGCAACACTTCCTGGATTGGGACTGTCTAGTTCTCGGTCGGGTATCACAATAGACATGTTTTGTTTGTTATATTTAATTAATTCTGCAACGCTAGGAACGTTGCGGACCTGAGTATTCGTTAAATATCTCATAAACATTGATCCACTTGCGACATTTACATATTTATAAAATGGTTTTACATCTCTATAAAACTTATTCGTGTTACATACTGCAATAATAATCTTTTGTTTCAAACGTAACAACGGTGTCTCGCCAAAGTTTTCGTAGTTATTTTCAAAATTATACTTCTTTCCAAGAAGTCGATTTTCGTGCTGTTTGAATATGTCTGCCATGTTTTCATACATCTCTCGATTATTGCTCATAAAACGAAGATGAATGACAATTGGATCATCTGGATTTGGACAGCTTCCCCGAGAAAATGCATAATTTATAATTACACCTAGTGCATCTTTAAAGTATACTCTATTATATACTTCCTTAACAGTGTATTTATCAAGAGTAGATGTTCCAACAACAGGCTGATTATCCATTGAATAAATCTCAAAATCAAGTCCGCGGACACCATCCTTTATCACGTTGCGTAATCCACATGTAGATACCATGGAGTTCTTAATCTTTCCGGTGCTACAGCAATTTGCAGCCGTCTTAATATAGTAATCTCTAAACATAAACTTAAAACTTTCTGAATTGTCAATTGATCTCATATGCGAATTAACAGATGGATACATCTCGTCGTATTGATCACACTTTCTATCTTCTAAAGTGAAAATTCGATAGTAGAATATAACCAGAGACACGATAATGCCTACTATCATAATAGCAAGAATAATGACAATAGATTGTTCCTTTACGTTTTTTACCTTGTCTATAACACCCCCTAACATATCATTCGTATTTTGTGAACTATCCATATTACAGTACAAATAGATTTATATTTATGAATAGTTATGTAATTGAATTAAATGAAATGAATGAATGAAACAATCTGACACCGATAACTAACTATCTAATATACAATCATATTAAACATAATACATTAATATCTCTAGTTATAATAAGTTTAAAAGTCATCTTAGTCATATACTATGCCTGGTGGACTAATGCAATTAAAAGCCAAAGGAAAGGCTGGAAATATATTAACAGGTAATCCAACAAAATCATTCTTCAAGTTTGCATACAGTAAATACACTGATTTTTCTATGCAAAAATTTAGGGTCGATTTCAATGGATCAAAAAGCCTCAGACTAAATGAGCAATCAAAGATGTCGTTTAAAATACCAAGACACGCCGATCTTTTAATGGATGCATATGTGTCTATAAATATGCCAAGCATTTGGTCTCCCATTATGCCGCCAACTACAAACAGCACAGATCCGGTTGACAATGCTGGGCGGTGGATTCCCTATGAGTATAAATGGATCGACTACCTAGGAGCAATGATGATTGAACAAGTAAGCATTACCTGCGGAAATTATACTCTACAAGAATATTCAGGTGAATATATTTTATCTGTGGTCCAGAGAGACTTTCCAAAAGAAAAACAAGACCTCTTTTACAGAATGATAGGACATGTACCAGAAATGAATGATCCTGCAAACTCTGGAGCACGCGTAAACACATACCCAAATGCATTCTATACAGACAGTGAAAATGGGGCAGAACCATCGATACGCGGAAGACAACTTGTTGTTCCACTTAATGCATGGTTTTCGCTAAAATCGCAAAATGCAGTCCCCCTTGCAAGCCTTCAATATAATGAACTGTTTGTTCATGTAACATTTCGACCAATACAGCAAATATTTAAAATCAGAGATGTCATTGATAACCTGCATAATTACCCGTATGTTGCACCCAACTTCAATCAAACTCATATGCAATTTTACAGGTTTCTACAAACACCGCCAGATGTGAAACTAACTACTGATTCGTATGACGACACGCGAACACTATGGAACGCAGATGTTCATTTGATGTGCACTTATGGATTTTTGTCAGATGAAGAAAGAAGGGTATTTTTTCAAAGAGAACAAAAGTATCTAATTAAGCAAGTAAAAGAGTACAACATAAAGAATGTGGCTGGATCAGTCAAGTTTAATTTAGACACTCTAGGGCTGATACCAAACATCATGTTTTTCTTAAAACGTAGCGATATTTTTATGCGTAATGAGTGGGCGAATAAAACAAACTGGCCGTATAATTACATACCCTATGAAATATACCGAGCATCTAGTCAAACACAAACCACCTCATCGAATACAACGCATCCTATTTTTAGAAAACACTCTAATAGTGATGTGGTTGAACAACTTTATATCGGCCCAGGCGTGAATGCAAATGGAAACCTCACTGGATGGCATATCACGGGGGACTATCGTCCAGAAAATCAGAAGGCAATATTAGAAAGTGCTGCAATATTATTTGATGGAAACTACAGAGAAAACTTGTTACCAGAAACAACATTCAATTACTTAGAAAAATATACAAAAACTGGATCCGATGCGATCGACGGGCTGTACTGTTATATGTTTTCGTCGAATGATACTATATTTCAACTTCAGCCATCTGGAGCAGCAAATCTAACAAGTGTCGCCAAAATAGAATTAGAACTTAATACTACCGTTCCGCCGCTTGATCCACACGCACAATCATTGGCTATTTGCGACCCAGACACGGGAGATTTTGTAGGCATTAATAAACCAACATGGAGATTGTACGATTATAATTACGATCTCACTATATTTCAAGAAATGTATAACGTTCTGCATTTTGCTTCTGGAAACTGCGGGTTGGCATTTGCTACATAAATTATATTTCATCATACATAAAATAAGACATGTTTTATGTATGCATATTTTTTGTTATTATATACTATATTATGTCATCAATAGTAAACTATAATAATGATAGTAAGCTACGCTATAATCGCATATATAACACAAAAGCTACTATGTTGAACGATTACACTCGAAATGCAATATATAGAAGAACTGGGTGTTTAGATAAGTTCGGGTTTAGTTGTGTAGGAAATAATGCGGTTTCTTGTCCAACACCGTATAAAAGTGTAAATTATATCGATGCTAGTAATCAAAATGATACGTCTCTTCCATGCAACACAGTTAACTTCTATTCCGACGAAATAACCCCTCCTCCAGTATTTATGGACAAGTTCTACAATAAATTAGATCCAGGAACCACCGCATATGATATTAATGTTGCCAACCTAGACATTAAGAATATGACAAAAACAAACTATTATAATGCAGTGACCACAGAACAAGATAGAACAAATACAAGCGAGTTGGTTAACGGATTGAAAGGTCCGATCGAGTTTATTTTATTGTCTAAAGCAGATCCAGAACAGACGGTTCACTACTGGACAACAAATAACTGGGGAACGACAAATGAGTTTGTAGACAAACAGAAACAAGGCGAACACGTCTATATAACGTTAAGAGTGCATCAAGCTGACTATTCAAGTGGACGTGTCACGGTTCAGGCATACTCTCAAAGAAATGGATTACAGCGAAGCGCAATTACAAAACATACGTTTGAAATAACAGGATACGATAGTGTATTTATTAAACCTGAAAATAACACAACAACTCCATATTATATCGAGTACTTAACAAACTGGTTTGATGTAAATCCGGCCAACTCTTTTAAATTATACCCACAAATGGTTCTCGATGAGCGTCCTAGTTCTGAACCTCCAGTGACAGGAAAAGATGAAGAAATACTTGCAAATTATATCACATGGTTAAACGGATATTCGTACAATGGTCCCACGTCACAAAACAGAGATAAGCTTGCGGTGGGATTTAATGAGTCGGGAGTGAATATCGACAAAGCATACACCTATACTTATGGAAACACTACAATCAATCCTATATTAACTGGAGCTACCATTGATCAGTTTTTATCATCTGGAACGCAGGGATGGCTTCAGGGATCATTTAAGTATACTGCTGATGCAAGCATAGCTGGCGAAGGAGGGCCTGGCTCGAACAACAAGAGTTTTACATATGAAACCATATACGCTCCAAATAAAGTCGACTTTAGAATGAATGGGGATGATATTGAATTCAAAACATATGGATCATTTATGTTTAAATCATTGACTGCTTTTACGAATATGAAAATGATAGAAATATTAGATAATCAAAACGGATTTAGTGCGTATCCAGGATTTAGTATAACTGGGTATAATTATGGCACAAGTGAAACATATGCAGACAATGCACAAGGATCTATTGTTGTGACATCTGATTTTTCCACAGGAGTGCAGGCAGACGGGTGGAGTAAACTTATAAATATAAATGCCACTACCAATGCGGTAAATTATCATTATATGACAAAAGTATATAAAGTAACTGGCACGGAACAAGGGGAAACTGATGTAACTGACATTGTGTATGATCTTGAGACAGAACGCAGCACTGATCGTATAACTGCAACATATTTGGCTACCTCTAACTATACTGGGACATGGTTTAAAGATATACCGACCAACGCAATGATCCGGGAAGCAGGTGTGTATGGTTACAACTACAAAACAAAATATACTCTTGCAAATGGAAAAACAATTACCAGTGCGGTGTTTCCTATCGGCCAACAAGTCGTAAAAGCAGAGGAGATATTTGATGATAGCACCACTTCACAGCTCACCTGGTCAGTGGTTGCATATATAATACCAGAAACAAGATTTGTAGTAAGGGTAGATGAATATAGAGCGGGTGGAACTCCTGTATCTACTAGCGTGTATGGTATTCGTGGTCTACGAATTAGTAAGTTCAGTCGACTTGATGGTGATACAGTTCCTGGACAGGACCAACCCTGGGATTTGACAAGAAATTATTACGGTATTGGATATAGTTCTAGAATTCCTAACGTAAATCCACCACAGGGGCTAAGTAGCCAACCGGAGATATATCAGCTACCTGGTCTAAAATCTGGGGCAGATCTTATAGGTGCAAAACTTATAAGAGTGTTGACAAATTCCACACCAAACAAAAGTGTATCTATAGAATATACTATTCACGGAACATTTAATAATAACGAAACTGACGTTGAAAATCTGTATATATCGTTTGCAACAGTTCGACCTACAACTACAAATGATCCAGAAGTTGAAACGAACCTATTTCTATACGAAAATAAATCAGCTGGAATATGGGTCGACTCACTAGAACTAGAAAAATACGGATATGATGTAAGGAACGAGAAAACGTATTTAATGTTTCCTAGAGAATACGTTTCTACGAATACATCGGCAGATTTGAAGAACTTTAATTATCATCCAGACGGGAAAAGTGTCATACTATCCACTGGTGGCGGTAATCTGCCCAATTTCTATGCTACAACGCTAAATACTAACGGTTCCCCCGTGGAAAAAGGCGAAATTATTACAACCGAATACATGAAATATCCCGGTAACACTGATTTACTTGGAGCAGGGTTGCGTAATCGTGCTAGTATAGCGAATACAGGGGGTGGTAGTTATTAATTATTACAGTAATGTAAATACTCAAAAATATATATCAACCACCATAATTGTTGATATATGTTTGTTTACTTATTTAAAGTTCACCGTCGGGTTCCTCAAGAATGAATGCGGTATTCAATGGGTCATCGTCTTCGTCTTCGTCATCGCTGATATCTTCTCTTGTAGTATCACCATCATATGTTGTGTTTACAGTATCTTCTGCCCATGAGTTGTCATCTAACGCAGATTCCATAGCATCAAGTTCAGATTCCGTTATAGTATGTGTGTCGTCCTCGTCCATATCTATAAGGAGAGGGGTAGGTGGTGGAAGATTGGTATTGGTATTAATTAGGGGTTGACGAGAAGGGTCACTTCCGCCCTTGTATTTTTTTGTGCCTTGATGTTGGTTTCTATTTCTATGAGTGCCCGATTTTGTCTTTCTAAAAGCTTTTTTATTCTTTTTAGATTTAGATTTAGATTTAGATTTATGTGTTCTACTATTTTTCTTATTTGTTTTTCGTTTAGTAGCAGTAGATCTTGTTTTTCTTGTGGATTTTTTTTTAGACGATAATCTCATTGTTTTTTTATACGCCATCTACAACTATTATAATTATACCTATATTCGTATGTATATATGTATAATTAGAAAATATTAGAAAATATTAGAAAATAATAGAAAATGACATTTAATGTAATTATTCAGTTTCTTCTTGGTCTTCTTCCAGTGGTGGAGGAGGTGGAATATATCCATCACTAGATGAACTGTCAATTTCCATTCCAATTTTAATAGAGGGAAGTGGTTCATCGTCAAATGATGCCTCACTCATTTCACTTTCTGCGTCACTTTCTGCATCACTTTCTAGTGAAAGATCTTCATTGTCTGGCTGTAACGTAATCGGTTGCATAGGAAGTTGTCCAGTGGAAGTTAGTTGTTTGTCGGGTTCTTCAATTATATCAGCTTCATCGTCACTTTCTATTGCGTTTCGCATGGACATATCTACAATATTATCGGTTAAGGGTCCTTGGCTAAACTCGGCTTCCCTTTCTCCCTTATTCATTTGTGTTTTTGCTTGAAACTGCTTTCCTACCTCAAATCGAATAACTTCCGTATTTCCATGAAGATGAAACGTATCAACTGCGATAGTTTTTTGAACAAGTTGATGCTGTTTAGTTTCTTTGTCATAGTCCATCATCATATTTTCGTACTGTAAAGAGTTTAGTTCGTGGATAAGTGGCAATATTTCGTTTACATATATTTCGACGGTTTCCCTAATAAACTTGCTGTTACCTGCTGAATGAAAACTAGATATATTTTTTTTACTTGTTACAATTAGTTCAGATAGTTGTTTATTTGCAGATTCTATACGCGATTTGTTTTCAGACTTGTTAATTTTTTGGAGATACATTGTCAGCACTTCTCGATATTCTTCAACCACATCGTCTAATTTTTCATTCACACTTGTCCATCTATCAACTGCTAATTCTTCGTTTATAAAACTAAATAATTCGTCGTTTTTGATGATGATAATTTCGTCAATATATTGTTTCATTAATTTTTCATTCTCTTTTTTCATTTTATATACGTTCATTATGTCACCCATTTGTATATCGATGTGTAGTTGGCACGGCTCTTCTTCGCTACCACATCTAGCAGTGAGATGATATACCCCGTCTATTTTCTTTTTTTCGAATACCGACCCTACATCACGAAAACAGCTTACACATTTTGGAGTATATTTTTGGAAAGCATCCGCTAACTCTTTTTTAGACCATCTTAGTATTATCCCATTCTTCTTAATTTTCTTTTTTTTCTCTTGAATTGTATTCTCGTATATGGACTTCAGTTCATAATATTTATTTACTTTTTCACCGAAATCGAAACGTTCCTCTAACATTCTTTCAGTTTCAGAATTATCACTATTTGAATAGCTGGTCATGTTAATATAACAAGATATTTTTATAAATGTATTTCTCTTCAATCAACAATGTTGAGCGACGTTTGTTTATATTTGATCGTATTCGTTTTCCCATCCAGGAAGTCCTGAAATAAGTGTTTGGCTTTCCATTTTCTTAACGTCTTGATAATTTTTGATTCTAGACAATATATAATGTTTTCGATCTCGTTCTTTTAGCAATTTTTCTGCAGGAGTAGGTTTTCCTTTGTATTTATAATACAAAAATCCCCCTATCGTGGAGATAATTGTTATTGTGACTATGATATTAACCATATCATTATAATAGTTCTTTTTGAACTTTGAGCACCTTGCAAGCGTCTCGTTTAAAAAATATTTAGTTCCAGGTTCCACTAAAGTTGGTTTAGTGAACTCGATATCCATAATAATTACTTTTATAATATCATAATAATTTATACACATTACATATACATAGAAACACATGGCCAAAATAAACTCGCAAAACAGTTCTACCTCCAAGAAAAATAAATCGCAAGACAACTCGATATTGACAATCTTATTGTCTCTTGTAGTTATTATTCTTTACTACATGTTTCTTAAACCAGTTTTAAAGGTCGATATTATGGGAGACCTTAACAAGTTTGCAAAGTTTTCCAAACAAAAGTACATCATGATGATTGTGTTGTTTGTTATTCTTTTTTTGATACACATGATTGTAAATCTTCTTGGATTTCAGAATAAATGTGGAGGATCAATCGGTGAAAATATTGGAAAAGTATTCGTAAGCACATTTGTTCCGTGGTTGTTAATTTTTGGAGGACTTATGCTGGTGTTAATAATATTTCCTGGATTTAAAGGAGCATTTTCAAACGTGATTGGTTATTATGCAGTGTACCGAGCATCTAATACTATTTTAGTGAAACTTCTTGGAAATGCACAAGTAGACCGAACCATAGAGAATACGCAAGAAACAGATAAAGAGGATGCACATTTACTTGAAAAAGCGTCTGATGCAGTTCTTAAACTTGTGGGGAACACGAGTATAATGATTAATCAGATCACTCCTGAAAACTTTGAAAATATGTGGAAGATGATGATCCCTGTCATGAAACCTGAAATGAGAGGAACTGCAAATGCACCACTTAAATGTGAACTTCTAGAACAGGTCATTTTACGCGATAATATAGGCGAGTGTTGTTGGTATATTTACACAATGTTACTCTTGATAGTTGTAGTAAAAACAATGCTTATGAAACAAGAATGTGTTACATCGTTATCACAAGTGAAAGAACATGCAGGTGAGTATGACACCCAGCAATCAATGAAGGATGACCAGGAAAAGAAAGATAAATCAGTTGTTTATAAAGGATAATTCGTTCTCTATTTTTATATAATGATATATTGTTATATAAAAATATTGTATTGGCACTGGTATGATGTCAAACTATATACTGTTTAAAACATTAGTTTTGGACGCAAACAGTACATTTGAACCAGTAAATAGCTTATAATTCCTAGGAAAATTGCTAGCATCCACATAGGAAATACTGTCTTGCGTCTAAATCCAACACCAAACTGTCGTATACTTCCGTCTTCTTCAAATACCAGACTTGGGTATCCATAAACAATCGCAAAAAAAAATCCAATAAAGAGAACTATAGAGTAGTATGCTGGATTTTCTAATATTTCTTTTTTGACCATCGTATATATTATCAATATAAACAAAAATGATAATATACACAAGCTATATTTTACTTAGTCACGATTTTAGTCGAGGTATCCAAAATCCTCTTCTTCGTGTCCCCCATAATCTCCATTTTCATCGTCTCCTTTAAATCCAGATAAATCATTATCGTCATTTTCTTGATCCATCTCTCTGTCTAGCTCGTCTAAATAGTCGTCTTTCATTTGCTCGTAGTTTTCATCTGTTACCGCATTATGGTATTTGTTCTTTACATTTTTCTCTACTTCTTGCATTTTTTCTCTAAACATTCTTTCGTCATCGTATGTTTCTTTAACAAATGTTTTCAACCCTTTTGCCAGACCCTTGTTCCAAACACCAAGTTTCATAACCTTCATGATATTATCTAAATCAAGCTGATCCTGTTCTTCTAGTTCTTCTAACCTTGTTGTTATCATCTGTTTTTCAGACTCTCTTGTATGAAAGTTCGTATTTGATATTTGCATGTAAGTGATGTCAATTGCGTTGCGATGTTTTTGCATTGTTATCAAATAGCCATATAAAAGTCTCGCGGTTTCACTCTTTAGAGTTGTCATATCGCTTTCTAGCATATTTGGGTCAACCTCTGGAATTGCCGCATCTTCTGTGCGACTAAGCTCTTCTATTCCATAGTTTTCGGTTAAATCGGTATTGATGAGTTCTTTTCTTTCTGATAATCTGACATATGTTTCCAAAGCGTTTAACATATAGTATTTAAACAACATTTTGCAGGTATCTATATCTAATACAGATGAAATTGTGGTCGATCCTGTATCAACGCTTGAGAAATATGGAGTATGTTTTACAAGTTTCATGAGTGTTATGCACTCATTTCTTATTTTTACAAGTACGTGTTTCAAAACAGGATTATTATAGAAGCCTTCTAAATGTTTATAATACGCGTGATTACTCTCGTTGATTGTATTTGTTGCAAGATTAGATAATCCTAACCTTTTTTCAGCATCTTTTGCTCTAGACCATGCCTCTTCGTGAGGAACTGCGTTTGTTATCATTTCAGGAAATATGTGTGTAATATTTGTTACATATCGTTTCACAAACTCAAAACAGTTATATTGTGCTACTTGAATAGATCCTATATTCTTCTCTCCCGCACTCCATGATGTAATACTCTTTAACAATATATTCATGTTTCTTACTTCACTTGGATCTAATGAAATATTATCTTCAATAAACCCCGATATTCGATCAAATAATTCTTCATTTTGTTGTCCCAGATAGTTTCGAAGACTACGTATTTCTTCAGTTATGCCTGTGTCTAGTTTTACTTCAAAACTATCAAGTATAATCTCTAGATGACGTTTGAGTATATCATACTTATTATCCGATCCAATGCATTCTAATGTATTTACAATATGTGTTAATTGAGTAACCGTGGCATCGTTCATATCGACACTAACGCTGTTTTTAAAACTACTGGCTCTGAGTAATCGTTCTAGTTGTTTGCTGTCATATACATGATTTTCTTGTTTTAATTTCCTTATTCTTTCTGATAATGTGTCGGATTTGTTAAACTTTTCGGGTTTATCTCCACAAATTGGGAGTATATCTTTATCAAGATTGACATTAGATCTAGAAAACTCGCATATACTGATAAATGCCAAGTAAATGGTTTCTTCGCTAAATGTTTTTCTAAGTGGAGCATATACATTCTTTGAATCAACGCTACATGTCATGATTTTTGCTTTTCCTAAAAGTTTATTGTCTCGTATCACATTCTCAAGAACTCGAACAACTTTATTTGAAGTTTCTATTTCACAGTCTGGCTTGGAAAATGTATCCATTTGACCATACGATGCAACACGGCCATTTTCAAACAATGGTATAAGCTTCCCTTGACTTACTATAGTCTCTTTGTCAGTGCCTTTTGCTTCGTTCAATAAAAATTTTCGAATAGAGCTTTGAGGATAAAGAGAGAAATAAAGAAGCTTCCCCTGAATAACACCTAGTTTTTTCCATTGTGCTGGACTTCCGACCTTCAAATCATCTATGAAAAGTTTTCGAAACTCTTCTGTGATATTCTCGATCTTAGATGTATTAATTTCGGTTACTGGTGGCAGAAATGTTGTCCATCTAGAAATGCTCAAACTTTCGGGAACATCTTCATCTGGATGATCAATCAAATACACAACTTTGTCGTGTATCTTTTGTTTGACACGAATATCATTTATGTAATGCTGATCTATTGTCTTAATGATAGTCTTAGAGATTGATTTGATATCTTTTCTCTGAACGACTTTCCACACTCCACTAGAAGATGCAGTGCCTTTTACTACACATGCAAGATAATCAATGCTACTATAATCCCCAGAATTATCGAACGGGTAACCATTAAATGATCGGATACATCCTGGATATGTTTTTTTTGTGACTATTCCAGGCATAGATGTTTGAACTCCTATTATGAATGCACCAACTGTTAAGTATAAGATAGTGTGATCATACAAATATTTATAAGGAACCGACTTTTCACCCTCTTTTGCCTTGCGTTTTGATTCTTCCCTATATTCGCTTTCTCCTGGAAGAACATTGGGTTTTTGAAGTATTGATGATGCAAGAGAGACGATAAACTCTACTAAATTAGAAGTTTGTATGCTCATCACGTTTGATAGAGTAACTACTATGTTAAACATAATACGAGTTTCGGGGCTATTATATAGTTTTTTCAGTTGTGAAACCTTTTCAATATGTGAACTATATTTTGTTTCAAAATCGTCAGTTGCAGCTTCCCTAGTTACATTCTTCCTTCCCGCATCGTCGTAACCCTCGTCTTCATCAAATGATTTTTTAATTATCTCTCTTCCGCTATTCATATCTACCCATGCATCTCCGTCATCCTTTCCATATTTTCGAATAATTATATCCAATGCATTCATGAAATTAGGTTTTGAAAAGTTCCCGTCATCTAATAACCATGCACTAGCCAGAGTTCGGTAGTATAAAGGAATAAGAGGCACTTTTGTGTTTTTACAATACAACATTTCTTTCGGATCACCTTTTTCCAGTTCTTGGTTTGTGTGTTCTTCGGTATAGTTGTTCATAAAATAAATAAGATCGGCATATTTTTTACCATTATCGGTTTGACTTAAGATAGTCTGCATCAAATTAAGATGAGGAGATTTTACAATATCAGTCATCACATTCATAGCCTTTAATCCTTCTCTGTATTGGTAGTCATCATATTTACATAAATCATGAACACGTCGTGCTTTGATAACATCAATATTTTCGTAATCGCGAATATATTTAGTATCAATGTATTGAATAAGCTCATCTTTTGTTGCAAAGTATTGAGCATCAAGTAGACCAATCAGTGTCTTCAGCGTAGTATTGCGTATATCTTTTCTGCTTGTATCTTTTGTGTTACATTTCGCGTCTAATCCTTCTTGAACAAGGGATATACACTCTTTTTGTAAATTACAATCAGTCGCAGATGTAACAAACAGGGAACTATTTGTAATACTATCATCTTTCTTCCAGACATTATTCTTACGAATATAATAATTCTGTTCATCGGTAGATGTATCAAATAGCATTGCATATTCTCCCTCTCGAACCCTTCTTTTTCCCCTTATCAGAGTTTCGGTCAAGTAGTCTATGTCGGGAGTTCCGTTTGGAACTTGAGTTGCAACTTTTTCACGAATAAAATCAAAAAACTCATCAGGCGTCATTCGATTATATTGTGCAGAAAACTTCTCAACTGTGTTGACATGAGACTCGTTTTTCTTAATCAGAAGACCGTAATCTGTTGTATCATATTTTTTATCGTAGTATATTTCCATTCCATTATCTGAAGAAACTTCTTCCCTTGTGAGATATTGTTTTGTCATCATATATACAGTGCATTTTTCGGGTTCGTCTTCACTTACAGACTTGTCTTCTTGATAAATAGACTGTAGTGTGTTGTGCATATCATTGTGTAACAACTTATCAATATTCTTTTTTGTTATCGCATCGTAAAAGAGACGACCACCATCTATTTGAATAATACGAGACAAATATTCGCTTGTCGAGTAATTATTATTTGATTTATTATATTTTTCAAAAATGTCATTCTGCATACCTTCATCAACCAAGTTTTTGATTTTTTTGTTGCTGTAACTAGATGTACTTCTCAACCCTTTTAATCTACGGAATTCTTTGAGCCGAGACGTATACTCAGTTATATATTCTTTGATGTTATTTCTAATATAACCACTAATGCTCTCATAATGAGAGAAAGTTAAATCAGATTGGTATATAAAATACGGCTGCAAAAACATTACATATTTATTCATACTTGTTGCACGGGTTGCATGTGGTGATATCATATCTAAAATCTTTTTTGTTTTTGGAATAATTGATCGTAAATAAGCCGAGTAAATCTCAGAAGACGTCATATCATTCATCATTTCTTTTGGAATATTTAATTTGTACATATTTGTAGTGGTATAGTTTGAAAGATTGTATCCTGATCCTGATTGAAAGTTATCAATACTAATGCGTTGTATTTTAGAGTTTGATGATAGCAACTTGTAATAAAGTGTGAGTGCGTTCTCTCTTCCTATCTTTTCATGTAATCCTGTCATTGGTAAATCATACTGTGAAAACTTGGACACTGAATATGGAAGAGTGATCAGTGATTTAATTGACATTAACTCTTTCATTCCAGACATCTCGCGCAAAGATCTGTCTGTCTTCTCCATATTTTCATCTCTCTCCAACAAGAAGCTAGATGGTTCTTGTAATCTATATTTATCCATTCTACACTCGTTTATTAGTTGGGTCTTGTTGTAACGGTTTGTTCTCCCCCAAGAACTTGAACGGAAATTACCAAGATTGTCAACCACAACATTCAAATCATTATGTACATTGAGAGAAGTTAATACGTCTTTATCTTCGGGGTCAGCCTCTACTGAAGACTGGAATGTTCTTGAAATACTATCGATAAACTTCTTGTAGTGATTAATAAGTTCCCCGTTGCCACCTTTTGTATAGGTATCTGTTAACCTAGACAGTTCATCCACCAACTTGTGCTGAAACTCGGCATCATAAATGTTGTCATCCTCGCCCATATCAGCCTCTAATCTCCTTATATTTTTTACAACAGGTACGATCCATCTTACAGGATGAGCCATTTTTTCTAATATGGATATCAGGGGTTTCCACTCTGCTTTATGAAACTTGGCCTTTAAAACATTACCATATTCGTCCTTTAATGAAAACTGATCTCTCAGTTCTACAAACCTGGATGTTTCCATTTTCAATCGCTGCATTGTTTCAGGTGAAATGTCACCTTTGATTTTGCTTTTCATTACCATATCATCAAGTAAATCGTCTATTTGAAACTGGATGTCATACCTTTCTTTATTTTCAGACTTTCGTTTCTGGGTAGTGACTTCTGGAAGAAACTCGCCAAGCATGCGTTCATCTGCTGAGATTATATATTGTTGAACAAGCTTTTCGGGTCTTGTTCTCTTTTGATTGCGAACACTTTTAACCAATGCATTTTCATCTTTATTTATATTATTTGAAATATCAGATGTTTCTAAAGTTTCGTCTATACCATCTTCATCGTCGTATTGTTCTTCTTCATAACCTTCTTCATAACCCTCTTCGTTATATTGTTCCTCAAAATTATCATCATTTATATCTTCTATACTATCTTCTTGGGCTTCATCGTCTTCTATTTTTTTGGAAGGAGAGTTTCTTATTTCAAAACGATCGATTGGCAAATCATGTGGGACACCCTTATAACCAAAGTTTATAAATAACACTTCATTATCTGGATAGCTAGTAAGTTCTATCATATCTTCTTCTAAGTTAGTAATTTCTGCGGTTATAACAAATGGCGTGTCTCCATTAAAATAAATATTTAACCATTTTCCTGGAAGAAGTCCATTTTGTCGGGCATAACCATCTTCTTCATTTCGTCTCACTACTTTTATCGTTTGAATGGTTCCGTCCCCAATACTGCCCGTTTTATGAATACGTAATTTATGGGATTTCCCTGTATCGATATCAACGATGAATGCACTATCTTTATCAATATAGTTAATGAAAAATGTTTTATTATGAAATATCTCGTTTTCTGGAGATAATATAAAAATAATATCGGATAATTTCAATTGTCCTCGGGAAAGATCAGTAGCTGCCTGATTTTCTGCGGACGTTGCTATAGCATCATTTGTCATACTTAGTACTTCAGTCATTGTTATTATTCCTATATTTATAATAGAATAATATATTTTACCGTGTTCCTAATTGATACTGATTTTACATTACTCGACTTTCAGTCTTCTACTACTAAATAACATACAAACATATATCCAAAAGGCTTAGAGATTTACACCTTATTGTAAGTATTATAGTAGATTTTGATAATTCATGACAGCAACCTATACCATTTCTTCCCAATCTTCCCCTGTATTTAAACAGCTAATTTCTAATTTAAACAATCCAAACGAAGATAATTCGTCCAATGATGAAAAAAATATGCCGATTAAACTAAAAAATATTAAGGTGATGAGATGTAAAAATAACGATCCCGATCCTACAAAAGAAACACTATACGACACATACAAACTTGTAAATTATAGCCATCATCTAACACAATCTATGACTGGAACTGTTGGAGTGTTGAAGTCCCTTTTATTTACCGATGATAATAGATTGATTTCATTTTCACCTCCAAAGTCGCATTCATATGAAGGGTTTGCGGACATGTTTGTTGACATCACAAAATTACAAGTAGAGGAGTTTATTGATGGAACAATGGTAAGTTTATTTTGGGATGATCGTTTAAACGATTGGGAAATTATGACCAGAAAAAAGGTAGGTGCAAACAACTTTTACTACACATATACCCCAAATGATAAACAGCCTACATTTAGATCTATGTTTTACGAGGCAGTTTCTGCCTCTAAACTAAACATTGATAATCTCGACAAGAAATACGTGTATAGTTTTGTGCTACGTCATACAAATAATAGAATTATTACAAAGGTAAACTCATGTGAATTATACTTGATTGAAGTGTATTCGATTGAAAATGACATTTTACAAGAGGAACTTTCGTATGCGGTCACGATTGTATCTAGAAACGACGTTATGGAAATGCCAGCTTTCAAAGAAAGCAGTGTGAAGACGCCGAAACAATTTGCTTTTACTAACTATAGCGACATGGTATCGTCGGTAGATGACTACAATAAAGATCCGTCTATCCCAAAGGGATATATTATTAGAGACGTTATAACTGGATCTAGAACAAAGATCCAGTGTAAAACTTACACTGACATAATGGATAACCTCAAGTGTAATTATTCAGATACGAGATATATGTATTTAAATCTTCGGTCTGAAAAACTAGTTAGCAAATATCTAGAGTTTTTCCCAGAACACACAAGCCTGTTTAACTATTATCACAATCTCTTATGCGACTATACTCATTTCTTATTTGCTATGTATATTGAGTGTTATATGAAAAAGACAAAACCTCTTAACACATATCCATCTCATGTAAAAACTCATATGTTTAGTCTTCATAAAATTTATAATGAACGTAATAAAGAAAAATCTATTAGTATGAAAGATGTTATGACATATGTAAACAATATGGATGTCCCACTTCTGTATTCAACGCTATTCACTTATTCAAAGTAAGGTCAAATAAATAAGATATTATTTCATTATTGATGCAAATGTAAATCAAAAATATTTACATCAATTCTATTTACTTCATATATACTGTATTTATTATCAAAACTTATCAAAACTTATCAAAACATATTCAATAGATTTTCATAAACACTTACAATATTTGTAAGACCTTCAATCATATGTCCTGCAGCAATTGATTTTTCTGTTGGCTCTTTATATCCAATGCGGATCATAATGTATGTATCGTGTGGGTGAAACTTTTTAAAGCCACAAAATGTCATTTGTTTATCTCCTTCGTAATGAGATGAATATACCATGTACTGTAACATTGTGCCAAGTGTATAATCTTCATTATCAATCGTGATATCGTATCCATTTTGAATAGTGCTTGCAGTAGTTTCAATTGTAACATCATTTTTTGTTTTATTTTCAGGATCTTCGCTTACTCCCGCATCGTCATCCACGTTTTTATTATTTCCGGGACTTTCAATAGCAGCCTTTACTGTCTTTGCCTTCTCGATTAACCTTTCGCAGCCAATCTTGAGAAGTTCTTTACATGTATATACACCAACTGTTTTTACTGTAAAATCAAAGCTGTTTGGGATAAAGTATCTTTGTGCATCAAGTAATGTCCAGTCTTTCATAGCTAATTCAAGATTATCGCCTGTCACACCATTATCTTTTAGTTCTTGCTCTTTTATCTTGTATTGTTCGTTTACTTTAGTTTCATCTTGAGTATTTCCATAACAACATGTTGACACCATGTTATACATACTGTTATCATCAACTGTCGCAATTGATAGGTTTGCTGTAAATGTAATACGCTCGCCAGGTGATGTGGGTGTAAGACGAGGTCTAAGGCGGACAATATCAATATAATATCCTGTCATGGGGTTAGGTGGAAATATATCACGCTTATCATCATCGCTTAAATAAGTAGATGTCTTAATATTTTTAATTTTAATGTCTCCAGTTGTAACATGCATTACCTCTTCTGTATTATTCTCAATATCAAGCTCAAGCTCAAGCTGATCAATTGGTGTATTGAGATCAGTTATGTGAATTGGAATACACGCCAGACGTTGTTTGATGATTTCGTTATTAAACTTTGATGTGTTTTTTGTTATATTGACTTTACACTGATCATGTGGAATTGTCTTCATTACGACGCATGGGATGTCTGATAAGAGTGTTCGGCGAAGCCCGTTTGCAATGCAAGGATCAACCCCATTCAATACAAACTTGATTTCGTTATTATTTTCTACTACGTTAGTAACCTTCATGATGCTGTATATTAATTTAACTTATATACTATCTATATATTAATTGCATAATCTAATATGCAATAATGTGGTTCAATTTGAAAGATATTTTTCACAAAATGTGAAATTATTTAAGATTTTGTATAACAACTTAAATACTTTTGTAGGGTATTACTAAATGAGCAACATTCTTTATTATAGCAAATACTGTGAGCATTCAAAAAAACTGATATCATATATAACTACAAATAGTCTTCAATCATCTTTGCATTTTATTTCAATCGACAAACGTGTTCAGGATCAAAGTGGTAGAACTTATATTGTTCTTGACAATGGCGAAAAAATAATCATGCCTGAAAATGTCCAAAGCGTTCCTGCTATGCTACTATTAAACCAGAATTACAAGGTTGTTTATGGAGATGCAATATATGAGATATTGAAACCAGCTGCAAAAGAAAATGTGAAGGAAGCTACCAAAAATAATATGGAACCATCTTGTTTTTCTTTTCAGGGAGGAGGCATGCTGGGTGTAATGTCTGATAGTTTTAGTTTCTTAGATCAAGGAACGGAAGAACTTGGAACAAAGGGAAATGGTGGGCAGCGTCAAATGTATAACTACGTAGGAACGAGTGAAAATGACGGAACCATCCCAACACCAACAGATGACTTCGACTATGCGGCTAGTTCAGATAATGCTGGCATGACTGTAGAACAATTACAACAAATGAGGGAAGAAGAGTTTACTAGCTCAATGAATAAAATGAACAGTAATATGAAATAAACACGATCATATATTCTTGTTATAATAATTATTCAAGAAACTTAAATAAAAGAACATGTATATTGTATATAGACATCATACAAATGAACCAAGCTCAGACATTACAAAAAGCATTTAACGATCACTTTGATGAGTTCATGAATGATATTGTAAGCTTGTTTCCAGAAGATATGGATATTCGAAGTTCGAGAAACTCTATTAAAATGTTAAGAAAGGCAAATCCTAAGCTTCTTATTCAGATTTGGAATACATACGTATCAAGTAAATACGCGACTGAGATAGAAAACGGAGATATCAGCTTTTTCGCTGATAATGATTATGCAGAAGACATTGGAGATATGGAAAATGCAGGTCAAATCATGACAGCAATCGATAGATTTCGAAGTCCTATCAAAGAAATGTCTCCAGATAGTCAAGAAAAGACAATGAAATACATTCAAAATCTGAAAAAGCTTGGAGATCTTTATTTTTCTATGGTATAAATACCAGATTTTAAAATTACACCGACTAAAAAGAAAAATGAGACAAACTAATTTGAAAATATAATAAAAAGATATTAATAATTTTTATTATATATAGTATCGTAATGGATAAAGATGAAAGAATAAAAGATTTAGAAGAAGAACTACAAAAAACTAAGCAAGAACTTCAAGCAACAAAAGAACATCTTAAAAAATACACAGCACCTTCATATAAAAAGGAATATTATGAAAATAATAAAGATATTATAAAGGAAAGAAACAATACATACAAACAAAATAATAATTATAAACCAACGCCAGAGCAGGTTAAACTATATAACCAACGTTCATATTTGAAAAGAAAAGAAAAACTCAAAAAAGAAATGGAAGAAAAACAAAATGACAATAATATTTAGGAATTAATTGATTATATTAAGAAAATCACTTAAAATAAAATATTTAGTAAGTATATAGAATGGGGAAAAAGAAAAAGGAAACATTCAAAGAGTTCCGTTCTAATGAAAAAAGTGCCTACACTACCATCAAAACCACACTCAAATCTGTATTACATAACCATAAAGAAGTCCAACCAGTCATTACCAATTTGGTTTTTGAAATGAACGATTTGATGATACATTCTTATCAGTTTATTAGGTTATATGTATTGAAATGTTATAACAACAATCAACCTTTACCTGAAATAAATGAGAAGTTTATTCTGTATTGTATCAAGGTATTAGGAGAAAAAACGAATACTGGAAGAAAGGAAAAAGATACATCTATGTTAGACACTTTACAAGAGTTTTATGATACGGAATACCAACCTTTACTCAATCACGAAAAGACACCATTAAAAAATAAATCCAATATGCTTCCGTATTTGGCAACACAACTACATACTTCCTTATCTAATAACACACAAGAACACTTTATTCAACATTTTCTTCGGTTCATCAATAAAACCACCACGAACATAACAGAAGATAAAGTAGTTTTATTCAAGTTCAAGAAGCAATTATTAGAATGTAATGAGGAAACCGATACGATATTTGATGACTGGAAACGCACCCATTTACATAATATTCTTCCTGAAAATATAAAAAAGTCGGTTCATTATGATGTGAAAGTGAAACCATTTGATTATTTGAAAGGTATGCTCTATATGAATGCTGTGTTGGAAAAGGAAGAACATAAATTATTCCAACCTTTACCACTTCGTAATAACATTATTCCCAAGCATATTATTTTGGATACTGCGTGTATCGTCAATCTTTTTTCGTTGGAAGGAAAAACGAAAAGTGAATTATTCAAAGCAATCAAGGAAAATCAATATGATGTATGGAATAATCTTTTGAACTTACAACACAAAACATTCAAAAGCAAACATTACCAATTTCATTACCAACTCCAAACAGATGGTATTAGTTGTTCTTTGTTGTTTATTCGTAAGGATTTGAAAGATAAGAAATGGGGAAGTAGAGTTCCTACTTTACAAGAACAAGATTTTCATAACATAGAAGATTTATCCAGAGAACAACTCAAAGAAGTAGCACATTGTAATATTGTTGGTTGCGACCCTGGAAAACGCAGTCTGGTATATATGATGGATAGTAATGGTAAGAAACTCCAATATACAGCACCACAAAGAAAGCGAGAAAGCAAAGCAAAAACAAACCAACGAATATTATTGGTAGAAAAGAAACGAAATAACATCATAGAAAAAGAAACCCATTTATCGTTTCAAAATAGTAAATCTGTTGATTATGAAAAGTTTAAGAAGTATTTAATTGAGAAGGATAAACTCAACAAAGAAACAATAGATTTTTACCAAAGAGAGGTGTGGCGAAAAATGAAGTTTCGTCAATATAGTTATGGTAAGAAAAGTATGGATAAGTTCCTTAATAAAATCAAGGAAACCTTTGGTGAAAACATCCTAATTGGTTATGGTAATTGGAGTAGAAGCACTCAAATGAAACATTTTATGCCTACGCTCAATAAAGGATTACGAAAGCAAATCCACAAGAAATATGATACAATTACCATAAACGAATGTAATACTAGTAAAAAATGTTGTGAATGTAATAATGATTTATCTTATTACAAGCATAGTAATGGAAACAAGCAGTTTCGTCTTTTAGTATGTTCTGGATGCGTGAGACCTCAAGTCAAACAAATCGTATTTAGAACAAGAGACGCTAATTCAGCAATCAATATAATGAATATTACAAAATGCTGGATTGATAGGCAAGAACGTCCTGCGTGTTTCCATATTTCGTCTTTCACCTCTTCAAATAATCAAAAGGAAGAGGAAAAAGTTAGACCATCGTAGGTGAAACTCCTACTATTGATTTTACATCACTTTAATTTTTAATGGGATTTTGTCTCATTTTTCTTTTTAGTCGGTGTAATAGCGGTTTGTTTGTAATACAATAAGTTACAAACAAACATAAGGATATACATCTATACTATAAAAACCTATGACTAGCACTAACGATCATCTAGAAGATATCATTGATTGTGTATTGGATGAACAGTTTCCAGACGAACCGTTAGCTGGTTCTATTTGTGAAGTTGAAAGTGATGATGAAGAAGATCCAAAGCCAACCGAAATCCCAAAAGATTTTGCCAAACTAATGATTGATTTTATCAATGATGTGTCTACAACGTTTCCAGAATACAAACCAATTATTCAGAAATGGTGGGGATTTGACTCTTATACTGGAGCCCAGCTTGCTAGTCTATTTTCACATTGTATGAAGGTTTATCCAGCGAGGTTTACGGATATTATATATCAAAAAGAAGGCATATTTGATGCGAACTCTGACGAGAATGTAGATTTTTTACCAGGAATTAGCTTTAAATATTTATGGTCGTGTAGTGACATTACGGATAAAACAAGAGATGTTATATGGAAATATCTACAAACAACTACAATTTGTGTTGTTGGAAGTATTGACAGTAAACATATGGATAAGACAATGAAAGAAGTTTTTGATAAATTAGACGAAGAAAACTTCAAAAACAACCTATGCGAAACAATCGATGATATTCAAGGCATTTTTAATAAAGCTAGTCAAAAAGAGACATCGGAAGATACTGATACTGATGCACCAAATATGTCAGCAGATTCATTTCAGGAAAATCTAAATAGTTTAATGGGTGGAAAGATCGGATCTCTTGCTGAAGAAATTATGAAAGAGACAGTTGGAAACTTAAATGAGGCCGATTTTGAAGGTGCAGAGACGCCATCTGATATTCTTAAGAAGCTTTTCGAAAATCCAGGAAGTTTAATCAGTATGGCACAAGGAGTCACTGAAAAATTAAAGAGTAAGATAGACTCAGGGGAGTTCGATCAACAAGAGCTGTTTAATGAGGCAACGAATGTCTTAAAAAACGTAAAAGATATGCCAGGCGGAGACATGATGCAAACTATGATGGCGGGTCTTGCAAACGCCCAATCGGGCGGGGCAGACAGTGGTGACCTTGGTGGTGATGATATGCCTGATTTGGCAAACTTAATGGCAACTATGTTGAACGGTGGAGGAATGAAAAAGGGACAACGTGTAGATACGAACGCTATAAATAGACAGGTAAAACGAAAAAATACGATTACTGAGATGAAGAAACGTGCCGAGATCAGAAGAACTCAACAGGCGGCATTAGTTGCACAACAAGTGCAGGAACAACAACACCCAACAACACCACTACTTACTGATGACGAGATTATTGCTATGATGGAAGAGAATAACGAACCCTCTAAAAGCAAGACATCTGGAAACTCCTCATCAAAAAAGAAGAAATCTAAAAATAAAAAATAATAGGAAACTATATAAGTAATGTCAGATATATTTTGGGCAACAAACCCATTCATTCTCATAGATAGAAATCAAATAGCAAATATATGGCCTCGCCCAAACATGCATTATGTAGAAAAGCTAAATGCAATCACTCGGCTTACTATACTGTTGACAATTTTAGGATATTTAGTTCACCCAAGCAGCCGAACTATTATGATTGGCATTGCCACTGTCCTGATTATTGTTCTTATACAAGTTAACTACAAAAAGAGTGGAAATAAACTGTTTGAAACAAAGAACAAGAGTATTTCTAATCTGGAAGGGTTTGGAAACGCCGGAAGTGGGAAAATATTTTCAACTACCCAGCAAATTAATAAAGAAATATCCCACAATTTTAGTCCAACAACGGCAGAAAATCCAATGTCAAATGTTCTTCTAACTGATATACAAGACGACCCTGATAAGAAATCGGCACCGCCTTCATTTTTACCAGAAGTGCATAGTAACATAACCTCTTCTGCAAAAAAAATGATAGAAAATGTAAATAAATCCAATCCGAATATTGACAAACGTATATTTAGTGGTTTAGGAGAAAACTTCGAGTTTGACACATCTATGCGGCAGTTTACATCTACTGCAAACACCAGAGTTGTGAACGACCAAGGAGCATTTGCACAATTTTTATACGGAAACATGCCATCTTGCAAAGACGGTGATGTCATGATGTGTGGTGCAAACGATGTTGGTTCTCCACAACAAAGGTAAACATATAGTAAACATTTCTTTTTACAATCCATGCCGTAAAAAATAATGTATCATTTATATATACAGTATAATATGGAACAGCCCAAACCATTCGATAATACAACTCGTCTAGGAGTTGATACTTGTGTTGCCGATCAAAGATCTATGCAAAACACTCAAACCTGTAATTATCATTTGCAAAATTATTTCTTAGCGGAATGTTCAATGAAACAGCCCATTGAGTTTGCAACAAGTCAGCCAGCTGTCAACTATAAAGGCGGGCATTTAGGTGCTGGAGGATGCAATGTGGATGCTAATTCTGAACTTTTATTAGGATCAGTTCAAACTCATCCTCGATCGAAGGTTGAGTTATACCAACGTCCGTACTCAACCGTGCCTTATCTAGGAAGAGGATCTGCAAATAGTGTAGACGAAGCAAGACTTCAACAAGGAGAAAGAGAGACCAATCGTCGTTCAATAAATCGTTTGTCCGAGCAAACCTATATGAACCATTCTACTACTCCCCTCATTAGTAGCATCAACGAACGCATTAACGATCCTTCTCATTCTATTGAAGAGGTTGCATCTAGTAACTGGATAAGAGGTGGAATTGCTTCCCGTGATGCAAATAGAGATACTAAATAAGTAGATATGTAAACTAAATACATAAACGATATAATAACAAGAACAGGTATTATATAGTTTTAATTCAGCGTATCATCCATGAGCGTAACAAATTATGACATGCGTGTTTTACCTACTTATGTATTTTATGATAGCCTATTTTCCACACTACTAAGTAAACTTAATATTTACGTTCCAGAAGAAGTCATTGGCGAATATAGAGATGATAAAGAAATACTTGACTTTTTATATAAGTCCGAATTATCGAATGCATTTAATCAAGATAATGCAGAAAATATAGAGTTTGAAAAATACGATATTATAGTTAAATTATTTCAACACGACTTCATAAACGAGTGCATACAAATCATCAAACATAAGAACATTATTCCATTACTTGACCACGACAAGACAAATGATCAAGGAATACACTCCGAAATAGTGCCATTATTTTTTAGTTATCATTTATTTTTCTTTACACATATGTGTCTTCAAGATATGTATGCGAATAATGGAGACATACAAATAGCAAGAAAAACTATTATTAAGAATGCAATAGAAGAATTGTTGTAAACGGAAATATAATGTATCTATATAGTAATATACTCTGTTCAATCAACTGAAACATGGCATCGACAAGAAATAAAAATACTAGAGGAGACTATGCTATGGAACTTAACAGATCTATAAACAGTCAAAATTATCTATTAACTCAAGAATATGGTGTTGCAAGCAATACCTATAACCCTGGAAATGGGCTAGGAGGTGCACATCTTCCACAAGATCACTTAGCAAATAATGCTATAGATATTGAATCGTTCTTGCGAGGAACAGGAACAACTGATCTCACAAAGCCAGAACAGTCTTTCACTGCAGATTTAAAATGTGTGCAAAATATTAATATTTATCAAAGAAAACCAGTTATAGTCCCAGAACAGTTTAGGGCACAAACCGATCAACGACCACAAGAACGGTAAACAGTCAATATGTTAACTATGTATATGTCGGTTATTTTACAATATATACCTAGAAATGTTTATATATTTTAACAACATTGCACACACGCACGCTCCCATGCCCACAAAATGCATACCTAATACTCTGGAGTATGCTTTTTGAATAAACACCCCATACTAGTAAGTCCCTTTATTTCATCGGTAATAATTGAAGCATTTTGATAATCACACGTAGATGTCCATACCTTAATAATGCAAAAAGACTTTTTGGGAGAAATTGTTATTCCAGTGATTGTTTCGGTAAACTTTTTATTGCTGCTAAGAGTTTCACCCACTAGCATATAGGTAAGTTCCTTCCAAATAGAGTATACTTGTTTATTCAGAACTTTATACGAAAAACACCCTCCCGTGCGATTATTTGGATCTTCCCAAACAGGAATAATTCCCTTTCTCATAATAAACAACATACAGTTTGTAACCAATACTTCAGGTAAAGACTCTGTTAATGCAATCGTTTCTTCAACGCTCGACAGTTCATACACTTCTTTGTAGCTATTTATTGTCCAATCTGTATCATGCGGAAGATGTGTCCATAATGACCATTTTCTAGAAAGATCATGATGCGTAGAAACATTATTTTGTTTCTCATCTGTTTCGGATTTTTGCTTAAGTGTATTTATATCTGTGAAATGAGCTATTTCCATTACTACTGCTTTATAGCTATAAAAACATTTATTTATATAGGTTTATAAATCTATTATATTAGTCTACCTTAACACAATCCTTCATTATTGTCATTGTATTCTCATTGGTTAGGGTAAACATGTTTATTTTATTATCAATTGCCAACAAACTATAATCCTTCCCCATATAACATTTATTATACTGTTCTTTAAGAAGATACCATATAACATGTCTGGTTATTCTATTTCCAACCTGTATGTAATTGAGTTTTTTCATATTTAGAGAAAATGTCTCTGTAACATTTTCCTCTTGCGTAAATGTAACATCAAATGTCATAAATGACACGTCGCATGCACAATCTAAGTGAGATCTACATAGAAGACTGTCTATATTTATATCGACAAATGCACAATCGTTCTTTTTCAATAAAATAAAATCAAAGCTATCGGACGGCTGAGTTTTTAGTTCAATATTATCTTTTATGTATAATTGATTATCAACTTCGCAACTAGTGTCTTTTTTGAGAAACGGTGTAATATATTGTGATTTATACTCGTTATATACATCCACAGCTTGTTCTACACGATATTCAATAACACTATATACATGCATTATCTTTGTACAAACGCTCGCAATAAATGATATAACCGATCCAGGATAAATCCTAGAATAACAGGCTGTGATTATACCTCCAAACACAAATAATCCACTAGGCAAACTCATAAATATATGTGTATATCACATATATTTATACTGTTTCTAATACATACTTTCATTTATGCATTCATTTTGACTAATTATTAAGAGTTGCTTCCCCATCGATTAGCTTTCCAATCATCTCGTCTGGATCTCCGTTTGGATCAATGGTGTATAAATCACCATTCATTTCATCGGTTGTATAATAGGATACCCCATCCACTTCTATTTCAAATACTCCTTCTTCATCTTCTTCATCTTCTTCATCTTCAGGATTAACCTCACTCGTATCGTCTTGTGGAACTGCAACGGGTGTATTATCAGGTGTATCGGGCTTATTGACAAACTGATCAAAATAGTTCATGACGACCTTTTTTGTTTGTGCCTCGTCGCCGAGGCTAACAACCTTGTTTGTTTTGTCTACGGGAACATGCGAATGTTCTTTAATGACTGATGTATTTGCCGAACCTTCGGGAGTATTCTCTTTTTCGCATTCTGTCTCACTAGTATTTATATTGTCTGCAATTTCAAGATGAATATTTTCATTGGCGATATAGTCACCAGTCTGGATACGATCAAGCTCTTCTTCAAGTTGAGTAATCTTTTTCTTATGTTCTAGTATTTCGCGGTTAATATATTGAATATTGAAGGATTTAACCGCATTATTGATATGAGTTTCAATAATACTATTCATATCCATCATGATAGGTTGAACATTAACATTTAACGACTGTCTCTGCATTGTACTAATATAGTAGATGGGATATGTTTAACTTAGTTTTTTATTGTTATTACAACCAACCAAGATAATATGTATATGTATATATTATGTCCAACATGTTGAACATGTTGAACAGATTTAAAATGAAACTTGGTTTTCGACAGAAACTATTGTTAGTGTATAATTTTGTGTAAACGGTTTAAAATTATTCACTTTGAATATATACATAATTATGGAAAGAATAGTAGAGTTGCCAAGCGATATTGAGATTTCCAACATGTGTGGCATTGTTTCAAGACAAACGAATTATACAATAGACGAAATAAAAGACAAGCTCATCGAGTATGACTATGTTTACATGGATGTAATAAAGGAATACATGGGCGTAAAAAAAGAAAAACCAAAACCAATTAAATCGTTAAATCAAGAAATATATCGTCAGATAAGAATTAAACTTGACGATGCTACCAGAGACTTTAATCAAAAACAATATGAAAAAATAGTTGCTGAAATAAATGAAGACATCGAGAATAACTAATCTAGAAATAGAAGAAGTAGGCGAAACTAGGAGAATTAATTCGAGTAAATTGATTACATATAGTATTAAAACGTAATAATAAGCAAAATAGACTATACATATATTATATCCTTTAACAATGGAAGATCCATATCCCAACGGATACCTTGAAATTGCAATCGGTCCTATGTTTTCCGGAAAGACCTCATGGCTACTCGAAATATACAACCAGCATACGTTTTGTTCTAAAAATGTAGTTGTAATTAACCATTCAGAAGATATTCGATATCACGAAACAATGTTATCAACTCACGATAAAAAAATGATACCATGCGTACAAACTGCAGACTTATTTGAAACAGAAAAAAATCAAGGATTATTCAAGAAGGCATATGATGCAGACGTTGTATTAATAAACGAAGGACAGTTCTTCGAAGGTATTATTGATTTTGTAAATAATATGCTATTAAAAAAGAAACTTATCTATATTTGTGGGTTAGATGGAGATTTTAGACGTCAAAAGTTTGGAGAGTTGCTAGATTTAATCCCACTATGTGATAAGGTATACAAACTTAGGTCGTTATGTGCAATCTGTAGAAACGGAACACGTGCGATATTTTCAAAAAGGTTAATTGACGATAATAGTCAAAAAGTAATTGGTAGCGACATATATCAGCCTGTTTGTAGAAAATGTTATCAAGATACTTAAATCTACACTATATGCATTTACCTCGGATAACTTATTAAACTTAATTTCACATAAGATAGTATACTATTATGGTTGATATCAGAAGTATACTTTTACAGGCCGAATACGATTCCAATGTCAATGCAATAACAAAACAACGCGTATGGAGAAAAAAACAGCAAAATATATTCTATGGAGAAGGTAGACCCATTTTTTTTCAAAAGATCGAGGGCGAAACAAAAATTGTACCATATCATTTATGGTATTTAAATGAAGATAGGTTTCGATTTCCAAATAAATAACATATGATAAATAAATAATATATTGTCATATGTTAAATGAGCGGTAAGGACGACGACGATGTAGACGAATTGACGGCGAGTTTTAAAGGAATGAATTTGAAAAAAAGGGTCACATTTAATCCGTTAATGGGGTCAGATAGCATAGACCCCGCTAAACGGCTACCTATGGTGACAGGCAATCGTCGCAGCGGTAATCCTTATACATTTTATTCAACAAACCCCGTGGCGAAGGAAAACCTTCAACAATGGCAACCAAAGGGTGGAAGAAAAAAGATGTCTTTAAAAAATAAAAAGAACGCAAAACGCAAAACACGTAAAACACGTAAAGGAAAAAGAAGCAGAAAGAGTTCTATAAGAAAAACAAAGACCCGAAAGCATCGCAAATAGAATAGTAGGATATCCATGCCCTGAAACAATTAAGAAACCTATTTAAACCCTTGTGCGTTATATGATAAATGACAAAAAAAGAGACTGATATTAAGGAAGTGGTTGCTGATAAGCCCAAAGTGAAACGAGGTCGCAGGACAAAAAAAGAGATTGAAGAAGCAAAGGCCGCCGCAGAAGCAGCATTGCTGAACTCGACCGTAGAAGGCTCTGAAAATGTAGTTTTGAAAAAGGAAGAGATTGAAAAGCCTCCCCCTAAAAAAAGAGGACGAAAGCCGAAAGGAGGAAAAATTGTGATGGAACCAGAGAAAACAACCCCAGTTCTCAACACAAAACCAAATGTTATTCTTCATTTGAAATGTTTCGTAAAAGATCTTTTGAGCGAGGGACATCATGAACCTGATTTTTCTAAAGCAAATGTTAACTCGTACGACGAAAATAAACCGTCATACCACATGTTGTCGAATACCCAATCAGTTGATAATTTGTCAAATTACCAACAATTATTGTCAGAAACAGAAAACAACATTATTGAAAAGAAGTTTGCAGTGAATGATCCCTGCCAAAAAAGTGAAAATATTTGCAATAATGTGGAACCAGAGCATACATCTATGAAAGAAACATGGAAAAAACTTAAAAATCTAGAGCAATTGTTACATGTAAATAGTGTTCCTGATTCAAAGTCTGCGTGTTTCTGGTGCACATATGATTTTGATAATCCACCTATTTATATACCTAAGTTTTTGATGAAAGACACTTATCATGTATACGGATGTTTTTGTTCACCCGAATGTGCAGTTGGTCATCTTATGAATGAAACACTTGATAGTTCCTGTAAGTTTGAACGATACAGTTTACTAAATAATTTATACAATAGGGTTTTTGAATATAAAAAGAATATTAAACCTGCTCCAAACCCCCACTATTTTTTAGATAGGTTTTGTGGAAATCTTACTATTCAAGAATATCGACAACTACTAAAAAGTGATCGTTTGTTCCTTATTGTAGACAAACCTCTCACACGAGTTCTTCCAGAACTTCACGAAGATAATGATGAGTTTATTATTAACAATAAAATTATACCAACGTCGAGTAACTACAATCTAAAGAAAAAGGGAAAGGTAGAACCAGTCAAACTATCTGGTGGAGTAACAACACAATCTGCAACTTCAAGTGGAAATAATTTTGGAATATTCTCTATGGTGACAAATAAGTAACTGGATATGACTTATCATAAATCATATTAAATATAATATAAATGATTTATGATATACTATGTAATTAACACAATATGACTGATACTAAAAATAGAACAATTCCATGGGTTGAAAAATATAGACCGACGAACTTTGACGAAATTGTTCTGAGTGAGACAAACAAAGAAATATGTAAGAATATTGTTACAACTGGATATTTTCCTAATTTGTTATTTTATGGACCACCTGGAACAGGTAAGACAACGACAATCATTAATTTGATTAACGCATATCAGAAAAATATTGAAAAGGAAGACAACAGCCGTCTTATCCATTTAAATGCATCTGATGATAGGGGAATAGATATCATACGAAATCATATTCTCCAGTTTGTTAACTCTAAATGTCTGTTTACAAAAGGGATTAAGTTTATCATATTAGACGAGGTCGATTATATGACAAAAAATGCACAACAAGCGTTGAGATATCTTATACATATGAATAGTCATCATGTTAGGTTTTGCCTAATTTGTAATTATATAAGTCGGATTGATAGCGGATTAAAGACGGAATTGTTAAAAATACGATTTAATAATCTCCCACAAGAAAATATACAGTCATTCTTAGAACATATTGTTACACAAGAACAACTAACTATATCTACACAAGAGGTACGTTCTATTCAGTCTTTATACGGATCTGATATACGAAGTATGATAAACTTTATTCAATGCAATCATGTTGAAAAAGGAAAGCCTATGAACATTATAAACCAAACAGTGTGGGAAGATTTGACTGTTAAAATAAAAAATCTTTCAAATATAAATGCACGAAAACAAAATAATCGATACGATAATATTATTTGTCACACTATAAGTTTAACAAATACTTATAATTTAACTCTTAAAAATTTATTTAAAGATTATTTAACCTACGTCATCCGCGATAAACAAATAAATGTTACACCAGAGTTTTTAAAATTTACAGAAAGACTTTTACATACAACAACTGGCGTATGTGACAAGCTTTATGCAAATTATACCTTTTCCAATCTAGAACGGTTTTCTTATTTATTGTAAACCATGCTTCTTTTCTCTAAACGTCTTATAAAATCAGACACTGGAGGACTAGACGAAGGAAAGAAAGGGACTTCTCCAGACTGACTATATTTTTCATAATTATAGTTTTCGGGAAGGTTGGATGATTTCTTTTCTACAGGGACAGGAATTGTCATAGTAGACCGAAGGATTGACGTAGATCGAGAACTGGTTATCTCTCTGTGCAACATTTATTATATAGTAATGTAATAAAATTATGTACTCACGAAAAATAACTCATACTTAGATAATTATTATCTATTTCGCAGCTAGGAAATAGATAGTAATATCCCCGTTACCAGAATATCATAAGTTTAAATTATAAATTGATTTAAAGAATAACGTGCTTTAAGTTGTATTAAGAACAAGTGTAAAGAAACAATATGGACGTTGATGAAGAATGGGAAGCCTTTATGTGCAATGGAAACGATGACACACTGTTAAATACTCGGGATAATCAGTCTGAAAATAATCTCGTGCGGGATCATGATGAACTAGACCATGTTAATATTGATGCACCAGTTCCAGGTGATCTCTACATATCTACTAAGTCAAAGATTGCATACCTAAATAGTCCGATTACACTCAATGATGTGTTTTGGAAACTTCCTGTTATCAAATACACAACTGTTAAAAATGGCATTGTTAAAAAACAAATGAAGTTTAATTCATCATCCCAGGAAGAAGTTGATCAAATAACAGAAAACCTAAAGGATGAATACTATGTAACCGAACAAGTTCTTACCAGCGTAACATCCCCCTCTGGATTGAAAAACTGGTTCAAAGACGTAAGAAAAATAAGTGTTGGTATTTCGAAGAAAGATATTGTTAGTTATCGATCTAAACAAAAGTGTGCATTCTATAATTGTTTTGTTATGATACTTCGGATTTTGATTGAAGATGAAGAAGATACAGAGTTCGGAATGTTTCACGAGTTTCATGTTAAAATATTCAATACTGGAAAGGTTGAAATCCCCGGTATTCGGTCAGCATATCATCTCCAGGTCGTTCTCGATAATATATTATATCATTTGAGACCTATTGTAGGAGATGATCTTTGTTACAACGGGGAATGCGACACCGTATTAATTAATTCGAACTTTAACTGTGGCTTCTTTATACAAAGAGAAAAGCTGTTTGATATTCTTAAAACAAAATACAACATTCAATGTATATACGATCCATGTTCATATCCAGGAATACAATGCAAGTTCTATTATGATAAAACAAAGAACCTTCAAAACGGAGCTCGCGACCATGTAAATATCGAAAAAAATCCAGACATCGTGGTAGTTTCGTTTATGATATTCAGAACAGGTAGCATATTAATTGTTGGTATGTGCGAGGAAGACGTTTTAGAACAAGTATATGCATTTATAAAAATTCTTTTGATCGCCGAGTTCCAACAAGTTTATCAATCTCTTGTAACAGATGAAAATATTAAACCAAAAAATAAAAAGAAGAATGTTCGCAAAAGATATATTATTGTTGACACACCTATGCCGAAAACATAGAAGAACACTATTATTTTGAAAGTTCAGTAACCATATCTTCTAACCAATCCATATAACTACTCGCATCGTCAATACTTAAGCTCGAAGAATGCGTTTTTTTGGTTTGTTCGGATATAATGTATTTCATTTCTACATTATCTAGCCGATTGCTATTTTTTTCAATAAGGATTATAAGGTGTATCATGGTTGTTATCAAATGAGAATAATATTCGATCGTGTTACTTTGTTTATCGTAAAACACATTTTTTGAAAAAAGAGCGGTTATCATATTACGTATGATTGTTGTATAATCCTGCATATGCATCAAAATAATATTTATATCAGAAATAGAAATTAATTGCATATTACCATAAACACTTTTGAATAACTGCTCATCATGTGTTTTTAAAATTATCTTATCGTGATCAACCACATTCATATCGCCACCATTTTCGGTTGTAAAAAACTTTTCTTTTGGAAGGAACTTCTTGTATACAAACATAGCGGCATCTTTCAATCCTATATTAGTTGATGAACTTATTGATCCAGATAAATTATTCATTTGCACTATGAAATCTATAAATACGGGTATTGCGTCACCAGTCAACTCGGATGCTCGAGCAATATCTTTATAATAAGAAAGTGATAACATAAAAATATTTGTAATCACGGTAAACCCAGCGACAACGCTGTTATTGGGAAGACCTTTATTCGATTTTTCACTGTAATCGACGATATCCTTTATATAATGAAATATTGCACGGTTATATCCTTGGATTGCATTCTGCATATCGATATTTTATGACTGTAAAGTATAATTATACAATAAAGATATAAAGAATAATAAGTACTATTACTAAAGATTTAATGTCAACTTCAACAACAGTCCCAACACCTGAAAGTAATCAAACTAGCCCTCAACAAAACTATAGACTTCCAACAGATGTATCTCTTAAACATGCAGTTAAGTTGGGCATTGTAGAAGACAAACCTATTTTAATGGACTACTGGACATCATCTATTGAAAATAAGTGTCTAGTTGGTGTGAGAGAAGGAGGAGAAAAACTTCTTGTAAAAAGTGAAGAGGAGTATACATCACCTATTTCCAAGTTTTACAAAAGTGGGGCTGAGTATATTATTATAACCGAGAACTCGATTTACTTAGTATCGTCTGACATTCAGAACAGGCGTATTTCTTAAATAAGTATAAAATTATCTAACTAGATATATTCGTGTAAATAATCGGTAGTATTTACATGAATAAACATATACTATTATCACAAAAACTATGACAGATCAGTTTTGGTAAACTTGCATTTTTTGATACACGCACAAACCTTTGCATTTTCTCCTACCATAAATGCCATATGAGAACTGTCTTTATATTTTATATTCGGGTTCTGATACGTGTTTACGTTCTTATATGTGTTTAATACTTTGCATTGAGGATGACAAACGCATGTATTTGTAATATTCTTGTACGTAACACTCGTATAACACGAAAGTCTGCAATACAAGTTGTGAAGGATAGGAGAACCTTTTGACATATTTTGATTATTCAATATATACAATTGTGCGATACCTATTTATGTGGTTTTATTTTAATATCATAACTAACTATATATGCCAGGAGGGTTAAATAATTTTGCCGATTTAGAACGTTTGTACGGAACAAGCAATCCAAATGCCGACTTGAACACACGTCTTACCCGTGCATCTCGAGACTATTTAAGAATTATAGTAGGAGAACGTATACAACAAGGATATAATGGAAGAGATGTTATGAATACTGCAAGGTTATACTATAGCATTCGCTCAGTTGGCAGTAATGAAACTATATTAGAATATCTAATTGATAAACATGTATCAGCTGCCGCAGAGAAACACATAAATAATCCCAATAAAATAACATATCTTAATGAGGCAAGACAGCGTGCCATACGCGAATATAATGCAATGATTGCGTATAAGCAAGAACGAGATAGGATAGAAGCGGAACACGCAGCCCGAATTAGAAATATATTTGAAAGTATACCAAATGTTCCATCATCTAATAAAAAGGGTGGAACAAAACGTATAACACGAAAAACACGAAAGAAGAAACATGTCATAAAATAAAAACGACCAAATCATCTATGCGAAGAAAATAATGTAAAATATAGATATAATAACATTGCATCGTTGGACAATCTTATTATAACACATTGCGGGTGACAATGTCAGAGTTTATAATATCTCTCTTAGTTTTTCTACAACATCCTCATCTATTTTATTTGGATATTCTACACCGAAACTAATTATAAGTTTCCCAACTTTTCCATCACGCATTACACCAAGATCGGCAATTGTTTTTGTATGACCTGGCTGGATCACGTTGCCTGAAGGTGTTGTCAGCGTATACGTTCGCCCGTTTAGATGCTTTACTTCAAACGTAAATCCACATAATGATTCCTTTAAGGTTAATCGTTTTTCCATATGTAAATCCATGCCATGTCTCTTAAATGCCGAATCATTGTCAACTGTAACAATTATTTTAATATCTCCTTTACAATTGTCATGTATAACATTTCCTGCATCTTTGACACAAATTATTTCATTTGTATCTATCCCCATTGGAATGTCGACATAAATCTTCACAGTTTCAGTTTTTTTGACACCCTCTTCCAAAATCCATCTTTCATATTCAAGTGGATATTTCTCTCCCATTATTGATGTAATCATATCAATTGTTATTCGTTTTGTTATCGCGGTTGGTTTGCTATCCATTCCATTATTACCTCCGAAATGCATTTCAAACTCAGACATGGGAGATCTCGTATTTCCATTCACTGGAATACCATTCTTAAATACTTTTATATTTGCAGTGCCCATATTCATAGAACCCATTCCACCAAATCCCATTCCACCCATTCCACCAAAAAGTTGATTAATAAGCTCTTCGGGGGTTGTTACACCTGGCATCTGCCCAGTTTCAAACCTTCCTGCATTGAACATATTGCCAAAAGGAATATCATTCCCAAACTTACGGGTTAGATCATACTTTTTCCTCTTATCATCATCTCCAATATTCTCAAACGCCTCGGATATTTTTTGGAATAGTTTATTTGATTCGATGCTTCCGCCATTTCTATCGGGGTGATGCTTCAATGACAATCGTCTATATGATTTCTTTATTTCCTCACAACTTGCGTTCGGCTCAACTTCTAACGTTTTATAATAATCGTCGGACATCTAAAACTATTAATCTATAATATAATAAGTATTCGTAAGAAAAACTTAAAAGTTTAACGTAATGTATACTCATACTAAACATAAGAACTTTAAATATATATTATGGATAAAACACTTTTTATTGATAAATATACTCCTAAATATCTGAATGATTTCTACTTGCCCAGTGATATTATCACCTCTCTAAATACGCTTATCGAAACAAACTGTATGAATATATTACTTGTAGGGGGAGAAGGAAATGGAAAAACATCTATTCTACACTCAATTATTCGACAATATTATGATCGTCCACAAAATGCATATAGTGAAAATATCTTGTATATTAATAATCTTCACGAACAAGGTATTAACTATTACAGAAGTGAAGTAAAAACATTCTGTCAAACACATAGTCATATCCTTGGAAGAAAGAAGATTGTCATATTAGATGATATTGATATTATCAACGAACAAAGTCAGCAAGTTTTTAGAAACTGTATTGACAAATACAGTCATAACGTATGCTTCTTAGCTACATGCACGAATGGGCAAAAGGTAATTGAGAGTATACAGTCAAGATTTATTATCATAAAACTACCTCCTATTACGAAAAATATAATGGTTCCTATTCTTGAAAATATATTGAAAAACGAAAAGATTGACATTGATGAGGACGCAAAGGAATTTATTCTTTCTGTCAGCAATAATACAATCAAAAACCTAATTAACTATTTAGAAAAATGCAAACTTTTAAATAAAAAAATATCTTGCGATACTGCACTGAAAATATGCAGTGACATTGATATACGTATTCTAGAGGATTATACAAACTATGTAAAAGATGGTAATCTAAATATGGCCATAAAATCTATGTACACTATTTCAAATGACGGTTATTCTGTAATGGATATTCTAGATAATTACTTTATGTTTGTTAAAAATACCGATAAACTTAGCGAAAACGATAAATATAAAATTATCCCGTTTATTTGTACATATATTACAGCATTTCACGAAATACATGAAAATGATATCGAACTCCCGCTATTTACAAACAATATTATGAAGGCATTGCATTAAATAGTATCATCATATACGGCAATAAACTTGTAATCTGACGGTCTACACCATTTACATATTTTTAATCTAATAGAGCATCTATCACATATCATAGGAAATATATAATTATAATCAGGGGTTATAACTTGGTTTTTTACCACGTTGGCACATACAGATTTTCTTAGACACTCGATACATCTTTTAACGAGTTTTCGGGTTGGGCATAAATCTTGATAAAAAAATACATGGTGTATATCGCATGTATATTTATTATTCGGCGTAATCGATCGAAATGACACATTTGATACATAACTTTGTTCGTCATCATTATATGTTAATGGCATTGCCATGTAATTATACATATGACATGTTATTATATTATCTTAGATACAAATAATCATTATACATTTTTTGATTATTTGTATATAGACTTTTGTCTAGATAGAATATAAGATAATTTGGTTTTGTTATATTACTCTGTACATAACTTGAAATAATGCCAACCGATATATTAAAACGGCCAATTAAACATTGTGTTCTTATGGATTTTTTGAGTAAAATATCTTCTCTACATAAAAACGAATATTTTGTTACTTATGATTCATTTAAGAGAGCCAAATACAACAATAATGAACTCATACATGTTTTTTTTAATCAAATACGACCACATTACTACATCTCGAAAAGAGCATATCTTGACGAAACTACAATCACGTACAGACGATTTCTCACTATTTTACGACAGATATGTAACTATAATAATATTCCATATCGATCTAGGTTAAAATATGAACATTCAAAACAGAAAGTCGAATATTTCATCTACAATACAACACTCGACGATGATATATCGAGCGATCATTGTGAAAAAGAAACGTGTGGCTCTTCGGATCTAGATGAGGATGCTTGAAAAGACTGTCGCTGGAGGTGATTTCCCAAGTGGTTTGGCTTTACCCCCCATACAGGAGCATCGCTTGGCACCTCCCAGTAAGATATCCATTCTGGCTTCTCAGTATCATCACCATTTAGTGCTTTGGATTTTGAGGGAACATTTGCAACAAGTATATACTTCCCAATTATTGTGTTTGACTTAAGAACTTGTTCTCCAGAGAGACGAGCGAACCATTGGTAAGATGTCCTGGAAAGTATATCGTCTGAAGGTATTAATATACCATATACGTGACTAGTAAAATCAATATGAGAGCTTCCAAGAAGCTCTTCCACTTGAACCCTTTTGCCATTTTGATCGCGAACTCCCAACAAATCCGCATTCACACGACTGCATTTTTCCAGATCAATAAGCTCATTGCAGAATGAACCAATCTCGCCAGTAATTTCAATATTTCTAGTATGATCACTTCTAATTTTTTTCTCGATAAATACTTCAAGTTCCTTCATGGCACTGCTCTCTTGGCGACAGCCCATTACTGACAGACCAGTTACATATTCATCCATTGACGAACAACTTTTATTTATTTCTTCACACACAAACATGCTGTGTTTGTCCTCTAAAGACTGTTCAAATATACCGTGCAGATCTTTCATGCATAAAAACGAGGGGGGAACTGTCATTCCACCATACCTTCTTAGTAACTTCACAACTGCCAACTTTCGGGCGTATTCCATTACTGGTTCAGGGGTCGTTTTTGGATCATAGTTCCAGTCAGGCATTAACTTTTTATAACTGTTATCATCAACTAAACAAATATGAAACTTGTCTTTACAATATTTTATTATGCTTTTTACGACAAGATAAATATATGGTTGGTTTAAATCGTGTGAACTCCTAGATCCAAAACTAGACCATTTTCTAGAGTTGTATGTGTACACGATAGGTATCCATAATATAGGACGTGTTACAGAAACTGCACCTAAGCTATCCGGATCTGTAAGAAGATATTCTCTGATAGCGTCATCGTTTCTCTCTTTACTTTCTTTTATAAGTTTATCATCGTATCGTCTATAAAAAACTCCGATGGTTAACAAAATAAAGAATAATGATCCCATTTTTATGTATTCATTTACCTTGCTCATTCTATTAGATTAGTTCGTGCGTGTAAATTCGATATATAATAGATTGATATTTTATTTGATATGTTTTTCCGTTTGTATCAACGATAACACATATTACTTATACATATCATATTATGTATAAGTAACGTCCTAAAACCGATAACAAATTACTTGTCATATAAAAGTTTGATGCTCTTCCAGAACCCCTGAGAGTTCTCTTCTACCTGACGAGATTGCTGTGCTAATCTAAAAGCTCGACCCGTTGCCGCCTCGTCTTCGCTTCTCATATTAGTTGCATGGATACGTTCATGTTCACCATCAGAAACCTGTAGGTTCTGAGACTGTCTATAGTCGTTTAATTGCATTACACTGTTTATTTTTGGTCTACTTTCTAATAATTGCTCATCAACTGGTATAAGAGTTTCAGTGTGAGCTTTCATAAGATCTTGAAATCCTAGCCCCGCACTACTTCCGCCGCCAAATATACCAGAATCATATGTTACATTTTCAGATGCAATATCAGTTCCTAGTCCAGAAAATGACCCAGTTTGATATCCTTCTATATCTTTGTGCAAAACAATATCGCTACACAACTGTCTCTTCTTTTCAGCAAAAGCATGCTTCATTTCTCCCATTGTCATCCTTCCTCCTTCTTGATTATCATCATCGGCTGATCTCAACCACTCTTCATAACCATCCTCAGACGATTCGTGGATCTTTACCTTCTCGAACTCATCATTAAACCATTTATTAAAGTTCTCCACCTTCTTCAACTCTTTATTTTCAGAAAACATTCTCTTAAGAAGAGTTTTTCTCTCTTCTACGTCAACATCACATGTGTCACTAATATAAACAGTTGGCTCGTCGGAAACATTCTTTTCTGTTTTCATTCTAAACTTCCACATGTTACAAATAGTTTTATACGCCTGGGAATAAAATAGAAAATATTTCGGGTCGAGTCTTGACTTATCAGGGTGCAACTTTAACACAATAGCACGCGCTCCTTTCAACTGCTTTTCATTAAAATCCCGCTCTAAATTAAATAGATTGAGGAGATCGTCGAGATCATAATTATTAATATCTAAATCGGTATTCTCCATAATAAAGATCTAGACTACACAGTATAATATAGACATCTATGAATAATAAAAATATATTACTCAAAACATGGAAAGCATATATGTTACAAACTCATTTAACCCAGCTTTGTCTGAACCAACATACGTGTAGTCAGGAATATAATCTTCGCTTCCCTTTTTCCACACCATAATTACTGGTATACCGTTAGCCATTTTCTTTCGCTTCATGAAAGCGTACAAATCAAAACTGTCGTCGATATCAATATCACAGCAAATAACGGTTTCGGGACATCTAGAAAAAAAATCATTTACTTCATCGTGGATCTTTTTACAGGGGCCACACCAATCAGCACCGAACTTTACCACAATAAACCCCGGGTTCACCTTTAAAATATCTAAAAACTCCTGACGACTTTCAAAATGAGTAACAATCGATTTAGTTGCCATGAAATCAAATAGTATATAATAAAACGAACGTTCTTTTTATTATATTTTCGGAAAACTTACATAGTCGCGTATCGCGTGTCGTGTGAAAATAAATTGAAACTTATGTGTCAATCTCATATCTTGGCAGTAAACATATAATAATAGCAGTAATTAACATGACAATCGATATCAATCTAGATCGTCGTCTCAGAGTAACTTGGTGCAAGTACCAGATTATACTTAGTGATATGAAAAGATCTTACAATAGAAAGAAGTTTATCACCGATGCGAAATGCGATAGCCTGTGGGATGCGGAACAACTATTTGCAGAAGAAATCAGAAAAATAGAAAAGCAGCGTCGCACTGAGTTAGATACTATCAAAAAACAAGTAAAGATTGAAAATGCGGAAAGACTTCAAATGCAGAAGGCGTATGATGAACAAATCAAAACAGAGAAATCAGCAAAAAGAGAGAAACGACGTAAGCAACTGGAGTTATCTAAGAAGGAAACACCATCGCTAAGAACATCTGCACGCATTCGAAAGAATGTACCAGAATATGAATATCATCGGGGAAGTATGTGGGTGTAAAATTAATTTGTAATTCGTAATAATAACTAAGTTATTTTTCATCCCAGTCTGAATCATCTTTATTTGCATCAGGATCGTTTGTTCCACCCACGTTTTTAAATTTGGTTTGAAGAGCGTTGCGTAAACAAGACTGTAGGTCTGACCCACCAATCGTATTTCGCCGATGTATATTTATAGTATCTGCATTATCTTGTTGCCCTGATTTTATAGTGCGTGTTCTTGGAGATAAACTATTTTTTTCGGGGCGTCGTTCAGATGTATTTATTTTCACAGTGGGTTCGGCGTCACTTTTATTTTCACTAGGCTGAATAACCTTTACATTCATTACATTTTGAAGTTCTTCTCGATAAAACTCGCCATATGGCCTTATTTTTGAAAAATCAATATCTGGATGATTGTTGCTCAGATCGGTAATCTTTTGTCGCTGAGCACATACTTCTTGCAAATAAAGTATCTCAAGATCGTGCTTTTTTGTAAGTGTTTTGAGATACGTATCCATTTTACTATTTTCAATCTCAAGACATTCAAGCTCCATCTTAACCGCGTGCTTCTTCTTTTCCAGCTTTTCTAAATCTCGCTTTCTAATGAGTTCCTCTTGATCAGCAATTAAATGTTCATACATAAGATCTTGGAGTTTTGCCATCATTTCTATTGATTGTGTCTTATTTTCCTTATTTTTTAATGTCTCTGCAATACTTGTAAATGTTATTAAACTGGTCGCATTACTATCCGTATCTAAGTCAGCAGATATATTCATTATGTTTTGAGAAGGATCCATCTCCGACATATAAGCAGTATTTGTATTATATTGTAAGACTATAAAACCGCATCTATTGTAATATGGATGATTGAAACGAAACTGCAGTAGTCTATACTATAATATTGTTCGCCGAATTATTTTTATCGATCACCGTTTCTGGAACTATTTTTCTCACCACCTTCTTATACTCTTTATCATCGTCATCAAGCATACCATTCATCGTCTGATTACATATCTCAAGATATTCAACATGATCTTTACTTCTTGGATCACAATGTTTTGGATGGTTTTCTTTCCATTCTTCAAGTGATGCCATATTTTGATGACCAACTGCCTTAATTGCCTTCTTAAGTTTACCGTTTGATTCTTCATTATTTTTCCATTCATTATCGTGTTTTACATACAACTTTTCACGTTTGGCGTCCGTACAGTGAATGGGTCGCTGGGTAACATCTATTTCATTGAGACCTTTGATAAATAAATTACTGATAGCTTCTGCGTAACCAAGTCTACCAACACTATCTATATCCTCCTCAGTGTACTTCAGGGTTTTAATGAAATCCATCAGGTTCATAGCATCCTTGCATGTATCATTTAAAAACACCTGAAGATTGAAATTGTTGATATTATTAATAGTATTGTTGTTATTATTGGTTGTGTTGTTTACAGTATTGGCCACGTTTCCCATTTTTTCTATCGTCTCGGACATCATCTTTTGACTATTACATACCTGTGTTATGACATTAATCATTTTATCATCTTTCACAGTATCCTGTTTCAACTTTGCCTCTTCTATTTGAAGACGTTTTTCTTCTAATTCTAGCTCTTTTATTTTACATTTTAGTTCCATCGTCTTATAATCTATGCCATCATCAAATACACTCCCAGATAAAGGATCATGTGCTAATTCTTCATGACATTTTTTTACATGTCCAGATAACCCATGTTTTGTTTTGTAAGATAGATCACAATAATCACATTTAAAAAAAAAAAGGTTAGAAATATTTTTGTTTGATGAGTTCCTAGCATGTTTTTTCGTGGAAAGATGTCTTGTATACTCAGACTTTCTTTTTGAACTAAATAAACAATCAACACATGTATAGGTAGTATCCATTTCTTATATATACCTTACTAGAAATTATTTAAACCATAATTGGTGTTTTTTTGTATTTAGAATATTTTATTACGATTATCATAATGTGTTTTTTTGTAATCTGGTGTTTTTTTACACCATATGTCCCCACAAATTACAAAAAAACACATAAATTTACAAAAAAACACCAAAATGCAGCCATTCGCAATTGTTAAACTTAATATATTAAAATGTAATTTGCTGTAAAAATATAATGTTTCTGATGCTACAAAAAAACACCAAACGTCAAAATTGTGGGGTTGGATTGTCCAAGATTTGAAAAGGTTGAAATTTCGGGAATTTCGATTTTATGCTCTCGTCAGTGTGGGGCATTTTATCAGGTTTGCTGCATAAGAAAATTTATTTTTTTACGATTCAAAAGTTTTATGTAATCCAAAAAGGACAAATTTAGAGTTTCAAAAATGTCCTTTTTCAATATATACAGAAAGTTTGAAAACGTTTTTTTTATTTTTTTTTCATGCAGTTAATAATTAATATTTTATAGACTATGGTGAAACGATATTCAATTATATACTAATATTAATAAATGATGGTTTTACACCATAAATGTATAAAAAATGGGTTTTACACCATAAAAACGTCTTTTTACTTTTATTTTCTATATTTAGCATATGCGATGCATTCTTTGTAGAACGATGTACGGTCATTTTTGTAATTTATGGTGCAAAAATGACAAAAAAGAGGAAAATAAGACAAAAAAGAGGTTTGAAAGATTACCCATAAAATGGGTAATTTTGTCTAAGATAGACAAGAAAGTGTCAAAATAGGGGCATTTCATTTTTTAGATTAATCTGTTCTATAAAATAAAATACCCATCGATTTCCCAAAAATTTTTGGGAAAAAGGGCTCGGTTCGATTTGGCCAAAAAAGGGGGCATTTTAGAAAAAAGTTATAATATTATTTGTTTAAAAATACCTCCTTAAAATAGACTTTTTGTTTATTCTTCAATGAAAAATAACAAAAAATGAGTGTTGTTGTAAATATACGATTTAAGTCGATAGATTGGCTACTGCTTTTTCAAGTGCATCTATATCTATTATCGGAAGCTTTGGATGAGCTTCCCAAAAATATTTACAGTAACTCCATTCAAAATCCGCCTTTTCTGGATAATACTGAATGTAATTAGTTTGCAGATGGTTGTATATCTTGTACGACAATAACGACAAGTTATTCTTTGGGAGAACATAACAAAGTTGAACTCGTTGATCTACCGGAGTTCTTGTGTTTTCAGATATAAATGTTGTATCAAAATACGGAATATGACGGAGTAGATCTTTTAATAGAGGGGGATAATGATAGTTATATTTCCACCTCCAATCGGGACATCCTGATATATAATATTTAAATGTCCATTCTAATCCTTCTAGATAGTTCACGCACACTTGCTGAACTCTTTCTGGAGAAGACATATCAATGTCTAATAATCTTGCATAATATCTATGTTCCCAGCACTCTTTTGTTGGAGAAATATATTTTTCAACGGATCTTTCACACGACGGTATATGATGAATTTTATCAAGACATACTTTCTCTTCGGGATCTTCTTCTGTAGTTTTATTATACTGCTGGCGTGAATGATTACCTCGAGGGTGCATCATTTGACGTTCCTTTTTATCGCGCAGTTCGTGCTCTTGAAGGATATATTCGTGTTCATGCAATGACAAAGATTCTATAAGTTGTCGAAGATTTTTCCATATGATCTTATTTTTTTCCATATCAACGATAAAGTTGTTTGTTGCACCCAATGTATTTTTATAATGCTGTAGAAGTTTCGTTACGCCACCGGTTCGAATGTTTAATGCCGGAAAATGAGGTAGAAAGTCGTTTCCTAACAAAAAACACATAAAAATATAGTCATAAAGACGTTTGTTTGCATTCGTCTGCGAAAAATTAATCTCTTTTTGCATATCTAGGACAATATTGGTCGATAACTGTTTAATGTTAAACAGATAATTATCATTGGGTTCTAGACTGGAGTCTATACTTTTGATAAACTCGGGCGTTTCGCGAAATAGGTAGATTTCCTTACAGAGCGGATAATGATTGACTGATAACATGATTAAATCTGCATCTAGTCCGTATATAACAGTGCTTTGCGATTTGTGTTCTGAATGGTCTCTAATATAAGAGAATATCTTGTGTTCACCTTCTCCAGGTTCATCACTTGTACTGACAATAATTTTTGGCCCCCACTTGTTTTTCTCCTGAAGGGCAGAAAAGTGTTTGGTTATGTCATTGTTCAATTGTTTCATAAAACTTGTTCCAGGCGTAATCGACGCAGTAGACCATGAAGGATGAGCTTTGTTATATACTTGATTTGTAATTGTCGTTTGATACCATGTTTTAAATCTTCTTGTCCTCTGTTGTTCTAATTTCGCGACAGGGGCCACACCATCGAAAGAAATAATAACTGTTTTTCGCGGAAAAACAGTGTCTATATATGTTTTTATTTTATCGATCACATTAGATATCAATATCTTGGTAATATTTGTGCATCGCTCCTCCTCACTCAACATATGATAACAATCATATATAATAGAATTGCAGTCCATGTACAAATTATCAATATGGATTTCATTGCTGAAGAACTTTTGGATAATCTCGGGATGATTTTTAACTATATACGAAAAATAACTAGGAATACCCATTTTACACGCTAACTTGTAATACTTGTTTATATATCTGTTAGCGTTTAAGTGTTTTGGAAATGCATTATAACCAGTAAAATATAATATATTTATATATCAGTTCAGGGTCGATATGCATTTTTATAATGGTTTAGTCTTAGATTATAATCATTTGTGTGGGGACGATATACGCGGGTCATTAATGACAAAATTATTAAAGTTTAATGACATAATACAAAATACATATAACCACATTACAGACACTAGGAGAATACGAGTTTTAAATGTGAACGATTTTAAACAATGTTCAACTGAACTGAAATCAATTAAATATGTTATAAGAGATGTTTACACGGAACTTATGAATAAAACAGACAATATATTTGATGAAAATGTTGCGAAAATACAAAAAATAAACGTTGATCTTTCAAACATTATAAAAAAATGGGGGACAAAGTTATTTGATGATTTCATGTACGTATGTTTTGGAAAAGAATATAAGAATACCATAATGAAAAAATGTCATCTTGGGATAACATCAATTCTGGAAAAACAATTTCACCCGATGAGATATACAATGTTTTCACTGGATGGAGCAGACGATATTGTTGTTAGCTCGAAGGATCTCACTATGGAATATACTATGCAAGAAATACACAGAATGAATACGTTTGATTGTTTTAATTCATCTACTAGTTCTTCGGCTGGTTCACTTCAAGCTAGTGTGAATGGTATTGTGGTTTTTATACGCAATGAAAAAATGAATGCAGGTATGTTCGTGTTCGGAATTGTAGAACACATGGACGTAGAGCTATCAAACAGTTCATATATTCATACGAAATATAAGGATGCAACAGAAAATATACCAAGTGATATAGAAGAACCGCTATTTAATAATTTTTTATTATGCCTTACCACAAAAGAATGGCTGGTTAATAATAGTGCGAATAAGCTTTATTCTTATTACAAAGGGGGGGATACAGAACATAAACTATTTAAACATCAATCGATCGCGACGATGTCTAGCGAGTTTATATCTAGATCATTATTTTCAAAGAGAAACATATTACTATATTTCTTTCTAGACAACACTGATATGCATAGTAAATATGCCGCATACTTTCTATATGACATTTTAACGATGGAGAACAGTAATAATTCTCAAGACAGTTACGAACAAACCGAACTTATAAATAGTTTCACATCTAAAATGCATGACCTATTCAACAATTCACTTATTGAAACCCTGCAGTATACTACTAGACTTAATAAGATTGATGCCAGCAAAATTAACGTAGAACAACAGATATGTTTGATGAAAACAGATGACAGCGTCAAAGAAAAAGCTATGGTCAAATTACGCGAAGTTAAATCAAAATCGGATGATGGAGGATCAAAGGCAAAACAATATTTAGATGGATTATTAAAAATACCATTTGGAGTATTTCGCAAAGAGCCTATCATGGATGTGTCATATAAAATCAAAGAATGTTTTGAAACATCATGCTTTAAAGAGGGCGTGCTGGCAACTATTGCTATGGAGAGTGGGATAAAAAAAATTGTATATCCAAATATTGCAGTTCCAATATCTATGTATAGTGTTGCTGATATACGACATATTGTCAGCTTATTCTATAAAAAATATACATCATATGATGCGAAGACAATAGGAGAAACCATTATTAATAAATTAAAAGGCTATGATAAGAAATCAATAATTTCATATATTCAACAAGTTTCTAGAGAACTTACTACATTAAGTGCCAAAGATACCTGTGATAATGAAATAATTCAGTTTACTGAGATAAATACCAAAAAGACCAAAAATATAATTATTGATCATATAAATGACTATTTAAATATGTGTGTTAAAAATGGAACAAAGAATAGTAAAATTATTAGTGCACTGTCATCACAATTGTCGTCTGAATATGTAACTACTCATAATAATTTATATAATGTAAATAAGACATTTGGTATGATAACTGACTATATATCGAATGTGTATTCTGTATTAGACAAGGCCGCATATGGTCATAGAAATGCAAAAACACAACTCGTGCGAATTATTGGTCAATGGATAAATGGCGAACATACAGGATATTGTTTTGGATTTGAAGGTCCAGCTGGAGTAGGAAAAACATCCCTTTGCAAGTATGGACTTGCGAACTGTTTAGTTGACGGAGACAATAATCCACGCCCTTTTGCAATGATTGCGATGGGTGGAGATTCAAATGGTAGCACATTGCATGGACACAATTATACTTATGTTGGATCTACCTGGGGATCGATCGTTGGAATACTTATGGATAAAAAGTGCATGAACCCTATTATTTTCATTGATGAACTTGATAAGATTTCCAAAACCGAACACGGGAGAGAACTTGTGGGCATTCTTATACATATGCTTGATCCAACACAAAATGATAAGTTCCAGGACAAATATTTCTCTGGGATAGATATTGATTTATCAAAGGTGTTGTTTGTTCTCTCTTATAATGATGTAGATGCAATTGACCGCATTCTTCTAGACAGAATACACAGGGTAAAGTTTTCCAGTTTATCATTAGATGAAAAACTTCATATTTCAAAAGAATACACGTTACCCGAGATATATAAAAAAAACGGACTAGAAGGAGCTGTTAGCATAGGGGATGAAGTCATAAAATACATCATTGAAAATTATACATGTGAACCAGGAGTTAGAAAATTACGAGAAAAGTTATTTGAAATCGTAAGTGAGATTAATATTCGAATGTTAAATAGAGAAATTGTTGATGAGTACCCATTAAACATAAGCGTTAATGACGTAAAAAATATATACTTTAAAGATGTTAGACCTGTTCAGGTTACTCGAGTTCCATGTGAACCAAGAGTTGGATATGCAAATGGACTGTGGGCAAATGCCCACGGCCAGGGCGGAACATTGCCGATAGAAGCACATTTTTATCCAACAGGCGAATTTTTAAAACTGAAACTTACAGGAAAACAGGGGGATGTAATGCAAGAGTCTATGAATGTTGCACTCACACTTGCATATAAATTATGCCCCAATACTGCTTTGGATAATGTATTGATGAAATATAATTCTACTATTAAATACGGTATTCATGTTCATACACCAGAAGGAGCAACCCCGAAAGATGGTCCCTCTGCTGGAAGTTGTATCACAACAGTTTTATACAGTCTTCTTAGTAATACAAAAATAAAGTCTAATTGTGGAATGACGGGTGAAATACAACTAACTGGTGCGATAACTGCGATAGGCGGTCTGGATGCAAAAATACTTGGATCATTGAAATCGGGTATCACCACCTATTTTTACCCCGTAGAAAATGACTACGACTTCAAAAAGTTCTACGATAAATATGAAGGTAGAGAGGAAATTAAGGGGATTACGTTTCATGCAGTGTCAAACATTGAACAGTTATTAGAACAAATTATTGAGAAAGACATCGAATAATTGTAACGATCATGTATATGTATTATGTGGATGAACGAATAAACAACTTTACATGTGTATCGCATTTCAATACGTAAAACACATCTATAATGATATAATAATCTTGCCCTTTATTATATCATTGAAATGGAAAATAGCACTTCTGGGTTAAATATTTTACAACCATCAAACCTTTTGGTATTTATGGTTTTTTACTCCCCAATCATCATTGCAATTTCTATCATAGCGTTTACACTTATTATACAGAGCTACAAAGGATTTATTTATTTAGGCTTCATGTTTGCGGTATCCATACTGAGAGAGTTTCTGTATTATGCATCGGGGGGGTCTGAGCCTAAAGTTCCTGGGATATGCAGTGTTATTAACTACAGCACTCATGGAAACAATACATATAGCTCATTTATGATTGCATTTACACTCATGTATATGTGTTTACCCATGTATCTTAATGACTCAATGAACTGGTTCATACTAGGAACCTTCATAAGTTATCTTTCAATGGACATTATGGTTAGAGGCTTAAATAAATGTGTCACGGATACAAGTGTTCTATTTTTGAACGTAGTATCTGGACTTTTATCTGGTCTTCTTCTTGTTGTTGCAATGAATGCGGGAGGATCATCTAAGTTCTTATTTTTCAATGAGATGCAAAGCAGCAAGGTAATCTGTTCTAGACCTAAAAAACAGCAGTTTAAATGTTCGGTTTATAAGAATGGCGAACTTATTTCGAATAGAGTAGTGTAATAATCAACTAAATCAATATTAGCAACTGTTATTGGTTAAACATCGCAGCATTTTGTAAAATCCATACTTTGAACTCGTCTATCAACCTCTTTCTATGAAGAGAGTCTGTCATCAATCGACTGGTTGTTCTCGACATAAACACAACTACAAAATCATTATAAACCTGTGCAAGACGTTTGTCCTTATACAAGTTTAAGATATGATTGTTTTCGATGGAATAGTTTTTTCTCTGATTGACAGCGTTATGGAAGTTAAACAAAAAATCTTGTAGCTTATCCTTACTTGTTAAACTATATCTGGTTACCCTCCAATATGTAGATGCATGATCTTGGCAGTCTGGGCACGGAAGTAGTGAGCATATACGTTTAATAAACTCTACTAATTTTGGAGCAATTGTCATGTAATGTTCGTCTTTTATCTTTTCTGCAAGAGTATGAAATAATGTCCATATAGGTGGCCCCCATTGGTTCGTCATTATGAGTCTTATAAATATTCTCTATATAATATGCTTAAAAATATATTACAGAGTTAACCAAACACATAAATTATGACACATCGTATGCAAAAAATAAGTAAAAAAAATACAGATTTATTTAAACAACTGCTCGGAGTAGATAGTGAAGACGAACTAGATAATGATACTGATAATTGTTATATGAATAGCAGTGGACAACAGACATGTCTGATTACAATGTGTCCACTTATTGAGAACTATGTTACTCTTGAATGTGGCCACAGCTTCAATTATGATGCGTTGTTTAAAGATATATATAACCACAAAAAAAAGTTTCTTACATTAGAAAGTACTCGATTAAGTCCATTAGAAATACGTTGTCCGTATTGCCGCAATATTCAGAAAAAACTTCTTCCAATTAAAGCGGGCACGCCACTGGTCTATGGAGTAAATTCATCCAACGATAGTATCGATAAGATACACAGAAGAATGAAGAACACGGGTGAATATTATAAGATTTTTCATACATATATGAATGGAATGTGTTGTCACGGGATGAACTCCGATATTCCATTTTCCGAAACAGACGTAATTTGTCAAAGTCCTAAAGTTATGTTCAACAATCTAAATGACAGTGTTTATTGTCCCGAACACTTCATTTCCACAACAAAAGATATATTTACTATTGAAATGAAACGACTAACAAAACTAGTCCAGATGCATAAACTAGCAATTGAAACCGTAAAAGGTGCAAAAAAACAGGCTATTGTGAGAAAAATAAAGTGCTTGGATATAATCCGTGAAAATATGGAACAAGAAATAATAAAACAAACCGAAACACATAAGGAAAAAGAAAAATCTATAAACAAAACTAAAGAAAATAATAATACAGATAACGAATGGGAAACGGCATTTGATAGCACAGATAAATATTCGAAAAAATGTAGATGTTTTGCTTATTATACTTCTGGCAAAAAAAAGGATACTCGATGTGAGAATGTATCTTTCACAGGACAGTTATATTGTAACAAACATCCAATGGTGTACGAGAACTATACGAAGTAAAATGAAATCGTGATAAATTATTTGCAAATACGCACAAATAATTTATAAATAACTTGTCACAATCACTTATGACGTAATACTTTTTAACATTAATGATGTCACCAGATACGGATCACAGTTTGAACTGGGGCGTCTATCTTCAAAATATCCTTTTTTATTTCGATATGTGTCATTGCCAATTCTCACAGACGCACCTCTATTTGCTATCCCATGTGAAAATACACTATAGTCGGCGGTTTCATGCAATCCAGTCATACGTTCTTCATTTCCGGAGCCATAGTCTTTCATCATTTCTACATGATCTCTTTCCAGGCATTTAATTGCTTCATTAATATAGTCTAGTCCAGTTTTTTCCCCATTAGCGTTTCCTTCTCGCATTTGAATTGTACTGAAGTTTGCATGACAACCAGATCCATTCCAATTGCCCTTTAATGGTTTAGGTTCAAATGTAACCGATAAGCTTTTTGTTTCAGCCAGTCTGATAAGAAGATATCTTGCCATTAGCATGTCATCCCCAGCCTGAATACCCTCACATGGACCCACTTGAAACTCCCATTGTCCTGGTGCAACTTCTGCATTAATTCCTGAAATATTTACGCCCGCACGAATACAAAGTGCCATATGTTGGTCAGCGATTGTTCGACCAAATACATTTTCTGACCCTGATCCACAATAATGTGTCCCCTGACTGCTTCCATGCTTATATCCAACTGGAAGATTTGTCTCGGGATCAATAATAAAATATTCTTGCTCCATGCCATACCATGGGGCTAGATTAAGATGTTCACTGAATATCTTATATGCTGCTGCACGAGTATTCGTCGGATGTGGCTTCATGTCGGGAGTATATGTATCACATACGACAAATACATCGTTTGACATAGTAAATGGGTTTCGGTATAAAGCCCGAGGAAGAATAACAATTTCAGAATCTTTTCCGTCAGCCTGGTTTGTAGAACTTCCATCATAGTTCCAGTGTGGAATGTCTTTTAGTGTAACCGATGACTGATTTGGCTGGACTGTGATTACCCTTGTTTTTGAACGAAACTCACCATCTCCCCCAATCCAAATATAATCTGCAATAAACTTCGGTGGAATACCTGCTCTTTCTGTCATAATTATAATATGATCGTATAATTATTATAAGTTAGTATTTATATTGAAACTATATAAACTTAATTGTTTGTATATTATATACCTAGTAGTTAAATGGAAACAAAAGAACAATTGATAAGTAGTATCAAAGGATGGATAAATATTGACAATGACATTTCGCGTCTTCAAAAAGAGTTGAAGGAAAAAAGGGATCAAAAAAAGAGATTTTCCGAAGATCTGTTGAAGACCATGAAAAGCAATGATATCGACTGTTTTGATATTAATGGAGGAGCACTTTTATACAAGCGTAGCGTTACGAAGAAAGCTCTTACGGGTAAAACAATATTGCCACTTTTAGAAAATTATTTCAAGGAAACATCTGTTAAACCAGACGATGTAACAAAGTATCTTATGCAAAACAGGGAAGAAAAGGTTACCGAGACAGTGAGGAGAAGACAAGATAAAAATTAGTTTGTAAACAATATGAAATATATTTAAAGGGAAATATAGAATCAGGTGTATCTGATCGTTATAATATATGTCAACAATTGATGCGACTCGTATTGAAGATGATACATCACTCCAAAACTTAGAAAATGCACATACATCTGAACAGGATAAACTTGTGTCTTTGTTTGAAGACATTGATAGAGAAATAAAGTTTCAAACAGAAACATCTGAGAATACAATCGGTGATATCCCAAACGAAGAACCTCGCGTAGAAGAAAACTGGAAATATCCTATTGATAAAAATATGTTTCGGGATTTAAATTACCATGCTAGAAGTTGTATGTTTGTAAATATGTATATATGCCCTTATCAAATAAGAGTGGGCACTGATAACAAAAACCCGTTTATTCAGTATATGATGAAAAAGGCAAATGATCGCTCTGAAAAAGATCGTCTTCATTTTCACGACTGTAATTACATAGATTTTCATAAAGTGACGTTTTTTGATCATCAGTCAGAGTATGTAAACCTTTACGATGCAGCACTTAAGAATGTCAAAATAATGATGATGGGTTATGGAAAAATGAACGATGTCCATAATATTATTTATAAAGGTTTTCGAAAAAGAGAAAATGACTTCTATGTGTTCTTTGATATATCTGATGTATGGATCAACCATCACTATTTGAACATGCATGATCCACTCTGGCTAGTGAATATGTATGAAATGAGCGTATTAAAAGAGGTGTGTTCTGTTCCTATCTGTGACGAAGTTGTTAGTTTTTTGAACGAAAATAAAGATATTGTAGACATTTATTATCCAGATGATAGTAAAGTTGCTATTCCTGTTATAGGATTTACAATTGAAGAAAAGAAGCAAATGGATTTTAACATGACATTTGGAACTTCTTCACAAAAGTATAAAGATCTAGACAACGCATTCGTATATTACTATGATTATAATCAATGTTGTCAATCACTAGATGAAAATGAGCGATCTAATAAAGTTATTATGAGAAATGTGATCATGTACGATGAAAGTATGAATTACGAAGAATATATCAAGATGACACACAACGACGAAAATCGTATTCTAATTGTTGATAATATACAAAACGAAACATGTGGATTTATTACACATAACCATATTGCACAAACGCCAATTACAGCTCATAATATATTGAATATTTCTTAACGTATAAACATGATTTTGTTTTCTCTTGACAGTATATAAAATAATATATACTGTCAATTAGCTATGTTTCTAAAACCAATGCAGATATTAAAAATGATTATTATTGGGTCACTTATGCTATGGATGATAAGCTACACTCTTAGTTTTTATGGTTTAGGCGGGAGCTCGTCGTGGCCATTCCTATCCTTCTATTTTTTTATTTTAGTTTCCATGGCTATTTTAGATCTACAGGTTCCGTCAATTGATTTATAGGGTCATATACATCATTTACAGTGTCGAATAAAATAGGATCAATTGTTTTTGATTGTATGATTTCAACATTTTCGGGAATTACAGATAAATCTAGAGTATCATACAGATCTTCCACAATATGGAGTTTCATATTAAACTCCCTATTGTTGACAACGCATTGTTTTGTCCAATAATCCAATGGTAGTATTTCATTGAGTGACCCTACCCGACCAGAAGGACTGTTATATTTACTTGATCGCTTCCCAGGACGCCCAGACGGACACTTTATTCTCCATTCACAAGAGAGACAGTTGATCTTATCTGGAAATCCAGATAAGACTGCACAATATTCCCAGCCACCGTTCTTTTGAGTGGTGACTTTTGCACCACCTGTTATCTCTCCGTTATGTTGACGAAGTCGTCTTCGGGGGTTATTGGTTGCACCATTATAGGTACTTCTGGGATAATTTGGTTGCGTATTTCGCAGTATATAACAAAACCACATTTTTATGCTATATTAGACTTAAACATTATTATCCCCTGAAAAATCCGAACTATTTACTCTTATTTGCGATGTAGATGCGGGTATCTTATCCACTGGCATACTCTTATTCATATCAAGTAAAATACTCTTAATTACATCAGGACTAATCTCTTCGCCAAGATTATCTATAATTTCATTAGCTAATGGATACCGATTATTTAGATTAAAAAAGTTTAGTTTGAACGACTTTATTGTCTCAAAATGGTAGGTGTGCAATTTTTTCGCATCCGCGTTTTTTTGCAAACCTTCACGGAAATGTTTAGATTGTTGCTTAGACTGCATCTCTTCTGTGTACCATGGGTTTCTAGATGCATTGGTTGATACTAAAGAATCACATATCTCGGGTTTGAATATCTCCATATCTTCAGCGTTAATCTTAACATTCTTTGATGATCCATCTTCAATCAGTTTCCGGTCTTTGGTCTTCTTATCTCCAAACTGCACATTAAATAATCCAATAATTTCTTCAGGGATAACAGGACTTGTCTCCATAAGACGATCAAACTCTTCCTTGCACATTTTTAAAAATTGGATAACTGGAAGACGCTCATTTGGATGTTTAGCAAGCTCGGTTTTTATATTTCGATAAAACTTATCCCACGCAATACTACTCACTCGGTGTGCCTCGTTTAATTGTGTAATTTTCAAAAATTGTTGTATAGTTGTGATAATACCAGCCAAAATATTAAATGCACCTACCGTCATCACGAAAAAACCTTGATATTCTGCTGGAACACGATCCTGTGCAAAATTCGCGGTTCCTGTTAGGGTAGAAATAACAATGACTGGTATAGTGTACCATGTATTCTTTTTGGAAAATGACGAGTTCGCTTTGCCATGAAGCCATCTATAACACATGGCTTTATCTGCCCACTCTACTAGGATGTTTTCATGATCTACTGACCAGTCGACATCTTGTAATGCGGCACTCTGTAGAGCATCGTTTTCATTGTCAGACAATAAAGAATCGTTATCTTTTTGTTCCATTCTAGTATAATATACTCATATAAAATATATTTTTATGTTGTTATATACTAATATATCCTATAAACAAATGAGTGATCAAATTGGTAACAGGATCGCATTATTAAAAACAGAATATTCAGAGATATTATTTTTGAAACAGGAAAACTCACAACTTTTCGATAAATCAAAGGATAAAATACGTAAACTACAAGAGTGGTACAACAATTACATAGATGAAAACAACAATCATCTTTTTATTTTCGGGCTTGACGCGTTCCATTATCAGGGAAAAATTATTGATGTTGAATACGATGATATGAAAAGGTTGTATCACTCTATAACAAACCGCATATATTGCGAATACTATAAATTATACCAAATTATAGTAAAATATATAGAGGAAGTTGTTCAGGATAAAAAAGTAATCGATGTCGTGAATAGTAATAGTAATTTCCCAAAGTACCACGATTTAGAACCATATAAACAATATGGAACTGAAACTATTACACAACTACACGATGTTATCATGTTGTTATTCGCAAGTGTGAAAAATGTGATAGATAAGAAACACGAGGAACTAAATATTCATCGTGCAAAAAACAAAATAGGCATAAACATTGATAATTTTATTCAGGCGTTCCATTTTGAAATCATGATCATGGAGCAGAAACTTATGCTTTTTATATCCTACATGGAGTTTTTTCATAAAATGAACATAAAATATTTGAAACGCTTTACTGGAAAAATGAACCGATTTTCAAGCCAAATCGAACATGATATCCGCATTGACAGCACAACAAAGACAAAAGAGAGAAGAAAATCAATGATGGACGAGTTTAAACAAGATAATATTAATGTTGGATTAATAAACGAACTTGCAGAGAGCATTGCATCTACATCTAGTGATGAAGAAATCAGTGATAGTGGAATTAACAAAGAATACCACAATATAGACAAAACTGTTACTGTTGAAAATATTGAAACTGGTATAATTAGTAATAATCCATTTATAAAAGAGAATGAAACTGATGATGAAAATATACCTCAAGAGTTTAATCTTAATATTCGCAAGAGAACATCCATTAACTGTCCACATGGTGACAAAATATGCAATTGTCCAGAAAAAGAACAACCATATGTGAACGTTGACGAGAATGTAAAAAGTGTTGCGTTCCAGTTGCTAGCAGGAGTAGAAGATAATCTTAAAAACCCATTAGACGATGATAGTGATCATGAGGAAATAATAACCGATAACCAAAATAATAGTGATACATCTCATGAACCTGATGAAGCTGACGAAACGAAGGAAGCCGACGAAACAAAGGAAGATGGCGAAACGAAGGAAGATGGCGAAACGAAGGAAGATGGCGAAACAAAGGAACCCGACGAAACGAAGGAACCCGACGAAACAAAGGAACCCGACGAAACGAAGGAACCCGACGAAACAAAGGAACCCGACGAAACAAAGGAACCCGACGAAACAAAGGAACCCGAAGAGGGTGTGACGTTTGAACTCGAAGAAAAACAATAAATTGAATATATATATTTGATATTGACGTAAACTATCAAATAGATATACTAGACAAGGACATACATATAATGGAGAAACGCGTAAACTTTGCGATTGAAGAGCATATGCTCGAGTTCAAAAATCAGATTTGTAAAAGATTGGTCGATACATTCGATAATACGGATAAGTGTGAAGAAATTGTTCAGTTTGTATATAATTATGATAGACTTACACTGTCTGCAGATGACTTAACAAAACGTAAAAGAGTAAAAAATGAAGTCCCATACTGCGAACGATGTATGGCAAAACGATCAAATGGTGAACAGTGCACAAGACGGAAAAAGGATGGTGATATGTATTGCGGAACTCATATCAAGGGAACACCCCACGGACATGTAAGTGGAACAACAGATGAACCCATTCAAACCTCTAATAAAGTAGAAGTGTGGTTGCAAGATTTTAAAGGAATAGCCTATTACATCGATAACAATATGAATATTTACCAAACTGAAGATATTGTGTCAAACAAACGCAATCCAAATATCATAGCAAAGTATGCTATTGAAAACGATCAGTATGTTATTCAAACAGTCAATTAAGTGATGTACATAATAAAAATATTTAAATAAAAATTATAATTATATATACAATACATATTGTATGTTATTTTTATCCAATACTATGATCGTTTCTGCACCACTTATTGCAATTATTCTATTGAACATGTGTGGTCTGGGTGTACCACATTCTACGGATAATACAACAAATGGAATAGAGATCTACGAAGAAGACTATGTAAATGAAAGATCTATTTACCCCAACTATATTACACCATATACAACTACTAGCTTAGTCGATGATACCAATGAAAGTTATCTTATGAAAAATAAACAACTCAACACATACTTTTATCCACATGCAATCATACGAGATTGGGCGAACTAATTACACCTTTGAAGATTTAAAATGGCACGGTTAAACAAATTACAATAAATATACATAAAATTATTTAAAAATTATATGTATATATTTAGTAAATGGATAATAATATGGATGAGATTATAAATGAAAATAATTTATTAAAACAGCATGTAAATGAACTTGAAGAGCGATTAAAAAAATATACAAGTGGTAAAAATCACAAGAAATATTATGAAAAAAATAAGGAAAAGGTTATGGAAAATGGTGCCAATTATTTACATAAATTAAAAGAAGAAAACCCTGATAAATTAAAGGAATATAGAAGGCGAGCATATTTGAAAAGAAAAGAAAAATTAGAAAAGGAGAAAAATGAAAATATTTAGGAATAAATAAATATGCGGAAAACTATTTAAAATAAAATGTTTAGTAAATGTATAAGGATGGAAAAGGCGAAAGAGAAACCGACAGAGTTTTTCAAATCCACCAAAACTTCGCTCAAAAGCATACTGAAACACCCTGAAATCAACACAACGAAAATTAATGATGTAGTCATCAAGTCACACAAAATCGTTATTCATACTTTACAATTTCTAAAAATGTATATTCTTCATCATTATCAAACACAATCACAAACCATACCTATTATTGATAAGATTTTGATTTTGAATGTTATGAAGGTTGTTTGTGGTGAAAAACATACCAAAACAGGAAAACCACCCAAGAAAGAAACCGTTGAACTCACTACAAAACTTACTTCCTTCTATACAGAGCACTACAAACCATATACGCAACCAGAACAATTAGATTATGAATATATGAGTAATGTGCTTTCCTACTTATGTGAAGACATTATGACGATGTATGAAAATAACATACAATTGCATTATGTGGATTATGTGGAACGCTTTGTAAATGTTGTTTGGAAGAAGAGGATGATAGTTGAGAAAATACGAAAAATATTTCCTACCAAAAAAGAACGAGAAGCACGAGTTCGGCAATTGGAAAAGGAACTGCGAAAAATAAAGAATGATTTGTTGAATGTAGATAATAATATTGAATACACATCACGACCACACTATCATAAA